TATCTTTCTCTGCTGATTTTTCTGTAACTTTTCCGGTGCAGGATATTCTCAATAACCATATCCGCTATCACCGTGTTTTTCGGGCAAGCTGACAAGGTGGCACTGGAAAGCAGGTATCCGTACTCTGCCGGGAAGTCTTTCAGCATCGTATTCAGTTTTTCAATGTCCTCTGCCGGAATGCCGTAATCTTTCAGCTTTTTGTTCCTTGTCAGCATACCGTTCTCCTTTCTAATCGTCTGGGTGGTGTTTATCGTACATGATCGCTACACATACAAGACCAGCCACTCCGAATATGATTCCAAGTGTAAGTCCTAATAGGAATGTAATCATGGCTCATCCTCCTCAACATAATCTTCGCAATCTTCTGCATATTCGTAGCTATCCATCATATCACACCGGTTATCGCAACCGTCTTGTTTCTCACAGCAGATACAACATTGCGTTTCACCGTCTGGACACTCTAATTTGCAATATCCCATTTAGTCCTCCTTATATGGTTCTGGAAGTGGCATCCAGGCAATAACACAGTCTTCATCATCCCATTTTCCATTTTCGATACCGCACATTCCCGTGAATGGTTCTTCCTGTCCGACAAGCTCTCCGTCTAAAGTAGTGATATATGTTCCGTCTTTCGGCAATCTCTCACTAACAGGAATCCAACCATTTTCTTTCTCGTCCTCTTCCAGGTCAGCCAGAAGCTGCTCAATCATATCTTGAATAACTTTGACATACACCCCGGCGTATTTGTAGCAGCCCGAATATTTATCCGCGTACTGCATTAATCTTTCTTTGATATGTATCATATTATTCCATCCTTTCTCAATGCCCGCTTCTTACCATGCAAAACAACAGTTCTGTCATGGATCTTTTTCTTGAACCATTGTGTCCACACTTCAAAATAACTGATAATCTCCATTTCTCCACATCTTCACCTAGTGGTGTTGGGCTTTCAAATTCTTCTGCAACATCTCTCTGATACGGAACTGCAACCATTACTCCCATGTTACCTATTTCCGCGTAACATTCCGGAAAATTCTCACGTATATGTTGGGCAAATTTTCCATTTTTTAAATCAGGTAAAATCTCTTTGTAGCACTCCATTGTTGTCACAAGGTAGTTTTTTTCGCCAATAAAATTTAATCCATTTCCGCTGTAAATATCCTCTTTGCAACTTTTTATTTCATAACAGGTAAATATTCCTTTTTCGATTGCTGAAATAGAGCACTGATTTTCCGGAATAAATTGCATGTAATCTACTCTTCTTGGCTTTCCTGCTGCGTAGCCATAATCAAGGCTTACTTCTCTAGCCCAGTATTTACCTGGACCAGAAAAACGGCTTTTTTCCAACAATCTGCTAAGAAATTTTGTTGTTTCAGATCTTTTCATATTTCCACCTCACTATCCTCTGGCATATAAAACACGGATTCTTTCCCGCTCCAAGCATCATCGTTTTTTACCGACATAAATTTACAATATGCTTCCTGAATCATATCCAGTACTTTCATGGCTTTTGCTTTGGTGGAATATCTTCCGACCATGAGCGAGCCTGTGCCATCTTCGACATAGATATCCTCACTATCCTTTTCAGGAAACGCTGATACCGTGCAAATATTATCGAAATTTACAATCATTCTTTTATCCTGACTTCTGATTAACATTTTGTGTCCTCACTTTCTCATATAATTCAAAATATTCTTCCCATGTTTCTGGCAGTTTGGTACAATCTGGCTCATAAGGTTTTGGATATACTGTATATCCACACTTCGGACATTTAATTTGTGGTGGAAAGTCTCTACTCCATTCCATGTTTCCGCCACATTTCCTACAACGAATGTATCTCTCTACTTTCTTTGGTTTCGTTTTGAAGAATGAAGTGTAATTATTTTTTTTCATTTCTACCCTCACTTTCCCCATGTAAGCAACTGACACGCTATCAATTTAGATTTACGTTCATTTTTCTTGCTATAGTTTCTATAACTGTCACTGTTACGCCGTTTCCTGCCTGCTTGTATAACTGACTGTCAGAATTTACGAACTGTGCTTTTTCAAAATAATTATCGGACCACCCTTGTAGTCGAAAACATTCTTTCGGTGTCAGTTTCCGAATTGCTATGTAACACTGATATTTTTCATACCAGACTGCATATACAATTAATTCATCGGAAACTTTCACAAATATCCCTTGATTGCAACTTGTATCTAGGGTATTGGCAACTTCTTTTCCAACTCTTCCTCTTCTGGTCTTACTACCTGGAACTGATAAATTCACTGTGTCAATACCGACTCTACACTCTGAATATCCTTGCTTAGTTGCTTCTGCTACTTTTACTGCAAGCTGGTTATCTTTCTGGACTGTAGACAATGTATTTGCAATTCCATCTTCTCTGATTTCATTAGCAAGAAATTCATGCCTGGAAATATCAAGTTTTCCACTTTCGTAATCTTTACGGATTTCTTTTCCATATTCTGTGCGAACGTTACGTAATACTCCGAGCGGATCAATTGCGACCCCGTGTCTATCCTGCGATGTTAATGTGAACATTGGCTCGCCATCTTCTTTGAATCTCCGTCCATTCTGACGTTTTTCTACACGATCTGGAGTGAGAACTGGAATTGCAATCTTATTCCCCTCGCCTTTGTTTGTTGTTAAAGTTGGATTTAATCCGTTAGAATCATACACGTTCCCATTCATTCCTTTCCCTGACGGATTCACATTACATACAACTCCAACACTTCTAGGTTCTTTGTAATCTCTACTTGTTAGCGTAGGACAGATATTTTCATATACTCTTACTTTTCCATCTTGACCAATATAACTTGTATCAAATAATATGGATACTTTGGGTTCTGTGTTTCCTCCCGGCTTCGTACTGATTGTTGGTGCCAACCCATCGTCACTATAAACTCTGTCTCGCTGTGAATTTCTACCATTAAGACAACCAAAAAGATTTAACGAAACACTATTTTTTCCGTCTGCTCCTTCGACAGGAAATACTTCTGCGGAGCTTCTACCTCTAAGATGTCCGATAATAAAACATCTTTCCCGGTTCTGTGGCACTCCGAAATCTTTGGAGTTGAGCACCTGCCATTCTGCATCATACCCCCCCCTGCTCCATTTCAATGAGCAATCGGGCGAAATCCCATCCTCCATTAACACTAGGCAGATTTTTAACGTTCTCAATGAAAAGGTAAGCGGGTTTATCTTCTTCTTTGAGTTGTCCGATAAGGTACATAACTCTGAAAAACAGGCTTGAGCGGTTTCCTTGAAATCCGGCTTGCTTTCCTGCAACGGATATGTCTTGGCAAGGGAATCCGAAGCACCAGCAGTCGGCTTTTGGAATGTCTCCGGCATACACTCTTCTAATGTCATTTGCGTACCATTCTCCATTTCTGTATTCCTCCTTTAATATTTCTTTCTGTCTTTTCTTGATAGGAATATCTTTCAATGCCTTTCGCTGCTCATCTGTCAGTAAGTGCATTGAGATGTAACTCGCAGTAGCAAATTTATCAAATTCGCAAAAACCAACGCATTCATGCCCCGCTAATTCCATTCCCCTGCGAAATCCTCCGATTCCTGCGAAAAAATCTATAAATTTCATTTTAAACTCCCATCTTCTTAACCAGATTCTTATTCAATCCCTCTTATCATCATGCTTAATTTACTGTAACAAGGGCAAATTCTTGTGTGATCGAAAATATCTTCCAGTAAAACGCAAAATGGAAACATCTGTTTTACTTCATAGATATGTTCTATTCCGTCCTCACCTCGTTCTGCGTATTTGATTCTTTTTCCAACACATAGGTCAAATGCATTGGATACGTAGGCTTTTAAACCATAAGATTTTACTTTGCTCATTTTTATCTAAAACCGCCTTTCATCAAAATGTGAACATTTCCTCGTTATCATCACCAGAATCGAAATCTGACGTTTCTTCACAATCAGTTGATTTATTTCTGGACATATTCTTTCCACGTTCGATCAGTTCTGTTCTCTGCTCTTCGGTCAATTCTCTTGGTGCTCGTAATTTCACGTACTTAACTGGGACATGGGCAAATATGGAACCATCTTTGTTTGTGACCAGAATCTTCACATCTTCTGGATGCTGTTCTGCTAGCTTCAGGACTCTTCCTTTCATCTTACTGCCGTTATGCGCTGATACTTCTGCGTACTCACCACCGCGAATCCACGCGATGCTACATTCATTACAATTTTCTGCCATAATTATTCCTCTCTTTCTCCAAAACCAAATTCTTTATTTATGTCAATAGAATCAAATTCAAGTTTAATTCCCATTGTTTCTTTTGCTTCCTGGTATGCTTTTTCAATTCCAACTTCTTCAATGTGTTCTTTGGCAGAGTTTAGGTTTTCTAAGAATCTCTGATTGGATTTTGTAAATCCCCATGTTTTCTTAATTGCAAACAAACTGATAAGAACATTTGCAACTGCGATATAATCCTCTGCTTTCCATAGCTTTTCCTGCGATTCTTTAATCAATTCCTCACGCATTTCATCTTCACGTTGCTTCAAGTACAGTTTTAGTGTTTCAACTCTTGCGCCTGTCGTTTTGGAAATCTGTTCCAAACTGTAATTACTAAAATTGTATGGAATTGGATTCCGTGACTTTTCAGCCGCTTTCTGCTGTCTTCTTCTCTCTGCCCTGTTCATACTCCCATCATCCCTTTCAACTGGTTTGTGATTAGAACAAATTCTTTCAGAAGTTTCCTGTCTAATGGTGTGGTTCCGGTCACGGTATTATCGCCATCATAGACAACTGCGTATTTTTCGTTAATCAGTCTTGCGGATGAAACCGCATTCAAAACTTCTTGTCTGGAGCATTTCAGCATTTGTTAAATATCATCAGCGGTCATATCGCCAATCCATTGTTCATTCTCGAAAACACTGTATATTCTCATACTTCTGCCACCTTTTGATATTCATATCCAACAAGGTGAAACGCTCGCGGAGTATTCGAATGCGCAGTAGCAATCAAGCCATCAAGCTCGAGCTGCCTCATATGTCGTTGCACAGTTGCTTTTGATATGCCAAGGCTTTCGGAAATTTCTTTAAATGACGGTGCGTATCCATATTTTGTAAAATATCTGATAAGAAACAGATAAATTTCTTTTCTGTTCTCTTGTCCTTCGAGATACTTTCTTTCGGTGTTATATTTACTTACCATAGTTACCTCATTTCTTTTAACCTCTGGGTTCAGATCGCGCTCATATGCCAAGGAAGTTGCATGAATCAGTCCAAACCCAGAGGGCGTGCGCATATTTAGTTGTAATTATTTGGGATTTTGTCTGCCAGAACCGGCAGCTTTATCATTTGTAAGATTCTTCATCAAGAAGATTATTGAATTTCTCCAGTGCCTTTATAGACACCTTGTTGTTTGATTTCTCCGGTTTGATTGATACTTCTAAGTGAGTATCAATGATATGCTTTAATTCTCTTGCAAGGGTTGTTTTTCCTTGCTTGATTCCATCTCTATAGCCTTTAGCTGGTTTGAATTCATTAATCTTTTCTTTCCCCTCGCCTTGGCTTCCAGATGTCTTGTTGTATCTGCATTGATAACCTTTCTTTGTATATTCCAGAATCCAGAACTGCTCCATTTTATCAAGCTGTTCTACCGGATAATGAATGAAATTAATTTTCCATCCAAAAGGATTATCTTCACTGTAGAATCCTCTTTTCTTTATGGACAAGTCAATGTGCTGATATCCAGTGAGATGTGAACACATCCTCTGAATTATATGTACTGCTTGCCCGATATAAAAGAATGGGATTCCGTTTTCATCTACTCTGGTTAAGAAATAAATACCGCTTTTGTTATCTAAATCCGGATTAACTTTTAAAAGCCTTTTCTTGTTACTCACTTCGATAGCCTTGGCCTGACGAAATTTTTTATAATCCACTAGGCATCACTCCTTAATTAAACGGAAGTTCGTCATCCATAATTGACGGCATATCCATGAATCCACTTGTGTCCTGTTCTGGACTTGGAACTGGTGGCTGCGACTGTTCTTCTGGCTGGTTCTTCTTGCTTTCTGCAAACTCATGTGTTTCCACAAGGCAATCATTTGTGTAGACTTTCTTTCCGTCCTTGTCAGTGTAATTTCCAGTCTGCCATGAGCCGACAATCGCAATTTTCATGCCTTTATGCAAGTACTTTTCGGCAAACTCACCATTCTTTCCAAGTGCAACGCAATTTATGAAGTCTGATGTGCGTTCATTATTTTTGCGATACTATCTCTCAACTGCAAGTATGTATCTGGCGATCTTGGTATCATTTGTTCCCGTTCGGATGTCTGGATCTTTAATCAAACGTCCGATCAAAATTACTTTATTCATGTTTGTTCTCCTTGTACGGTTTTGGCATAGCTGGCAAAGGCATCCATGCAATTACTTTCAATTTTTCGAAACCGTCTGTAAAATATTCTCCATTCCACATTGCTCTGAATGGAATTGTTTCTTTTTCGGTAGCAATCAAATATATGTCTCCTTTAAAATTATGATTAGGTTTTGGTTCCGGCGGCAGTTTCACGTCTACTGGAATCCACATATCCGATAAGCTATAGGAATTAATCAGTTTCTCAACCTTTTCGATTGCATCATTCCACCCCTTGTTGTACCGACAGAATAACGGGTCAACATCTTCTGGATTACTGTGAACTGACGGCTTCTTTAATTTTTTAAGTGATTCTAAAAAATGTTCCATGTATCTTCCTCCTCATAGTCGTTACAGTAAAGTGAACCGTAATCCCACGCCAACGTACAGCAATTACGGAATCTACATTTGCTACAGTCTGCCATCTCCATAAAAATTCCTCCTTTCAGAACGGGCACAAATTCAAGTCAACTTCTAATCCAGCCCGTCCGATCTGAACCAGAACATTGTCTCCTGCGACTTCCTGTATTTCTTTCTGTATTTTACAGGCATCAGATGAATCCCCACTTAAATGTACAAGTGTTACCGTCCGAAGTGATTCTGTGCGATTTTCCTTAATGAATTGCTTACAAGTTGATAAAGAGCAATGCCCAGTGATCTGGTGCTCCCACTTCGAGTTGTTTCTGTCTATCAGCTCCTCGCAGTAATTACAACCAATAACCAAATGATTAAGTTCCATTGATTTGAATTTGTACCGGCAATGCTCAAAGTCTGTCAGGTAAAGAAGCTTTCCCATTTCCTCATGTTCCACTAGATACCCGAAGTTCGGACACGGCTCTTTATTTGCAGATGTATGTGGCAGGCTGAACGGAACTGCGCTGAACGAGTCGATTTTGAAGTATTTCTTTTTAGCAACAGCTTTTATAGTTCCGTCCGTTATGCCTAAATTTTTGATTGTTTCTGCTCCGGTATAGACCGTGATTCCAGCGTTCATGATTTCACGAACAGTTTTGTTGTGATTGCCAGTGTGATCTCCGTGTTCATGGGAGAGAAGTACGCCAGAAACATTGCTTATCTGGTAGTCAATCCCTCTAAGGATTTTCTTGTAGTTGCATCCGCAGTCAAGAAGAACAATCTCGCCTGTACTTGACTGCAAAGCGTAGCAATTTCCTTTGGTACTTCCTGTTGAAATAACTCGTATGAACAAATGGCATCACCTCGCTTTCTATGCACTTCATTTAAGTATCTAAGATATCATCAGCTTCACCTATGGATTTCTCTAAATCGGAATAGGCATATGGAATGTCCTTTCCTCTATTTAGGCTCTCTAATTCCGCATAACTTACTTTGCACATGCTATCTCGCATTAATTTGAGCTGTTTCAACGGAAGTTCAATGGTTATTATCTGTTCCCAGTCTTTCTTGCTGTCTACTCTCTTCATACTTCATCGCTCTTTCCCAGAACCCCATAACTTTGTAAAATATCTTGGCAACTCTTAATCAATAAATATTTTTCAGATGACTCAAATTTTATTCCGGCTTCTCTAAAACCTGATTTCAAATCATCACTGTCTGCTATTGCCAAGCATAATCTAACAATATCTAATTCCTTTAAAGTCATCTCAATTCTGATGCTTTGGTTTAAGTCTGTTTCTTTTATTTCTCTCATACTTCATCATCCTCCGGGAATCTAAACACAATGTTTGCCGGTTCGAATTTCATATCTGGACTGTTAACCATGGTTTTGATGATTCCAAAACCTCTTGCAGCCATTTTTATGCATTCCTCGTAATCGTCATCGCTCATTTCAACGTTTTGCGCAAAAAACATTCCTGCATACACTTTATGCAACGCTTTCATAGCTTTTTGGGCTTTTTCATTTGTCGAATAACGAGCCATAATTGTTCCTTTTTCACCAACTATCGGCACATATGCTATTATGATATTTCCTATTCTACTTAATGCTGCAATTTCATAAGGAACATCAAATTCCCCGTTCTGACTTACTAATCTCATTTCATTCTCCTTTCAATTTCTAAATCCATACTATGACATAGTTTGGTGCAATTTCCATGAAGCATATGATTCTTGCATGCTCCGTATTTTTCATGAAATTTTTCTATCGACATCTTCCCGTCATTCACTACCCGTACCCATCTTCGGATTTTTCTCTGTGTTTTTCTTTTCTTATCACCACGCAATTTTCTGATATATTTTCCTTCATCAGTCACGTAATGGTGAAAGCCCAGATAACACAATCCCATGCGAAATGGTACAATTTGTGATTTAGGGTTTAGCTCCAATCCAAGTCTTTCAATCATCATTCGGATTGCTTCAAGAATTTCTCTGGCATCTTCTTTCGTTTTACAAATCACATAAAAATCATCGTTGTATCGTCCGTAATATGGATTTCCAAATTCAATCGTTATCATCTGATCCAGTGAATGTAACAACAAAAGAGCGTATTTCTGATTTACCTGATTCCCTAATGGAAGTCCCGGATTATCTGTACTATCGATAAACAAATGATTCAGCCAAGTCGTAAAACTATCATCAAAATAGTAGTCCAGTACATCTTTCATGATTTCATGGTCTATGTTGTAAAAATATTTATGAATATCGCATTTTACAATCCAGGTATTCATTCCATTTGTTTTATAGAAATCCAACATTTGATTTCTTAACCCGTCCATTGCCATGTGTTGCCCTTTTCCTTGTTGTCCAGCAGTGTTCCATTTAATCAGATTTTTTTCTAGCTTTGGTGTCAAAATGTAATCAGAAAAGCATCTCTGGACTACTTTATCCTTAAATGCACATGATTCTATTGTCCGCTCTTTTGGTTCATGAATCTTGAATTTATTATATGGATTTATGGTGTACGTTTGACTTTCCAACTGTTCCTTTAGAATGTGAATACCTTCAAGAGATAAATTAGAAAACCTTGCAGTACCTGAATTAAATTTTTTACCGCTCTTAACTTTCTTGTAAGAACGATATAAATTCTCAAAATTTGTAACAATTTCTTTTTCCATTTATTTTGTTCCTTTGTATTTATCCGTTGCGGAAAGGTTATGCATTTGCTTGTATCTTTACTGATTTCAGCTTTACGCTTACTCTGTCTGCCTGTGATACAGGTTGGGCGAACACCATTTTCGTTGTTGTAATTGTTGTTGTTGATATTGCCCGAAGGGGAAACAATAGTATTCGCAGTGCATAACCTGTGAAAATTATCTTTTCCTGTCTTTTGTTCTCCATGAAATAGTCATATACTTTATATCTTTTACCATTTGCGACCATGCTTCCATTCCACCGGAATTGATAATTCCTAATTCATATGAAAGTTCTATAAAGTACATCAACTCATCACAATGAGTAATGGCTTTTGTTTGACGTTCTAATCGTTCTCTTTTATAATCTTTCAGATCAGTTCGGTTGGCTTCAAATAGTGACTCATAAATTTCCAATGCTTTATTTTGCATTTTATCTACAAGTGAAAACCTGTATTTCTTCGGGTATCGTCTGGCATTACTCGTAACTATTAATGTATGCTTTGCAAGTTGCTTGGATTTTGCTATTACCTTTAAATCTTCATTCGCCATCAATCATCATTTCCTGATTCAAAGATTGAAGAAGAAAAGATGCAAACTGGGCGAACACCATAATCGTCGTTGCAATCGCAGTCGTTGACATAGCCCGAAGGGGAAACAATGGCAATTGTTGTACTGTAATCATTTGCTGGTGTACTCCATGGAGTAAGCAGCCACCACCATTTCGACATGTTCGGCAGCAATTTACGATATTTCCGGTACTCATCCACAGTCAAAAGTGAAATCCTATCTTTACAATGTCCGTATTCTGTCTGACCGTCCAAAGAAAGCAAATCTCGATCAAACTCAATAACTGCATCTTCTCCAAACTCGTCAGTAATTTTTTTAAGAAAACGAGTATTTAACTCATTTCTCAGTTTACTTAAAATCCAGTTATTTGAATCTGAATCAAATGCTCTTTCTTTTCCATCAAATCCATTCAAAATGGCAAAATATCCTTTTTCTGTCTTATCCAGAATCAGCCATTCCATACCAGCAAGTTCAATAGCTTTTCCGATTTCCGGCTTTCCGATGTGCTTTTTCTTGAATTCTGCGAACTCTTTACTTAATCTGGATAATTCATCATCAAAATATTTCAGATTTTTCTTCATAATCATTCCTCCACCTTAGATACAAAGATATTAGATTTTAAGATACAAACTGGGCGAACACCAATAACGTTGACGAAATCGTAGTCGTTGATAACGCCCGAAGGGGAAACAATGGTAATACTTTTTTTCCATCCACGTTCTTCCGTTGACCATGGCGATAATGTCCAATACCAGTCGTTCAGATCATTGTTCGGTGTAATATCTGTGTATTCTCGTGCTTCATCAAATGTAATTGGACGGATTTTACAATCAACAGTCCCCAATTTCTGTCCATCCGCAGTGATAATATCTGCTGTGTGTGTTTCGACATTTTCTGCCCCGAATTCTTCTTCGAAGTCTTTCAGAATTTCAGTGTCACACAGTTTCTTTACGTTTGATGTTTTGTAATCTGAGGTATCACCAAACTCTACATTTTCTTTCACCAGATCAAGCGAAATAATTTTTGTTGTATCTCCATACTGTTCCAGAACCTTGTATTTACGCTTTCCAGTGGTCTGAAATACTTCTCCTCGTTTCAGCGTTGACAACTCAACCTTTCCGGTTTCTTCCTGCTTTTCCAGAAGTTCAACCAGTTCCTTTGCTTTCTGTAAAATTTCTTTATTGTTCATTCCCGTTGCCTCCAAAAAATATTTCTCGCATATCTACTGCTGCGTACTTCTTATGCATAAGTTTCTTGTTTTTGATTGCCCCGTTCGGATTGTTGCAGACAAAATCTCTGCATATCTCAGGTCTCACTTGATATATAAGACATTTTTCTTTTGCCTTGGAATCATCCAGGAACGGGCAAGTAAGGTCAAATGCCACAACTGAAGGATAATTATGCTTCTGTTCAGTGATATGATGCTTCTTTACGTAACGTTTAATTTCTTTAATTTCTTTACTGGATATTGGCAAGTAGTTGCTACAACATTGTCCACAACCACTGCATTTACCGTCCTTTGTGAAATCAAGTACGCCATATTTCATATCCTTCATGACTTCTTCTAACGTCCCGATCATGCTATCACCTCGTTATTCCTCCTGCTTCATAAAATCTGGAATCTCTGGCTTAACAACTGCTGCCGGAACTGGTTCTTTCTCGGCAGTCTTTACGACTTCTGCGACTGTTGGCTGTTTAGGCTGTTCTTCAATTGCCATTGGTTCTGGAATGAATTCCTCTTTATTGGCATTCTGTTCGATTTCTTCCTGCACTTCTCTGTATGTAGCATCCATCGTGTTATATTCATAAGCCTGCACCGGATTATCCCATTTCTTAGGAATGGACTTCATAATGTTGTTACGCATTTTACGAACAATCATAGATTCTCTCGACTGTGTTTCGTAGTATGACGGGGAAATGTATGGTCTTAATTCCTCACAATCAATAATTGCTTCCAGTTCCCCAATATCAGCAACCTTTTTCATAACTTCTTTTTTCTTTGCTTCAATCTGGGCTTTCTGTGCATCTGTAGCTTTGTATCTGTCTGCACAAATCCCAAATGTTTCATTCTGAAGATTGTTCTTAATATGTGCTGCAAGATTCTTCAGTACGTCTGCTCTTTCGCATGAAAGGTATTCAACGTGACCATCTTTGTACTGAATTGGATATACCACGCGAACAACTTTTCCAATTCCAGATTCTTCCCATTCCGGCGGTGTGATTTCTACACCTCTGTGTCTTGGTGGGATATACTTGTCACCCTCTCTTACTTTCCAATATGGAAATACTTTAGCCACATTGACACCATATCTACTTACAAGAGCATCGTTTCCGTCGCCCTCAATCGCAAATTCGATTTTCTTCTCCCACTGAGGTTTCTGCCCTTTCGCCGCTATGTTTACGTTTCTGATCTGGAAATAACATTCTCTCGGCTGTGCATTTGCGTTCAGTTTCAACGCTGCGACTTTACTCAGAATAAATTTAAGATTAGAGCCATTAATTGCTTCAAAACTTACTCCACTCTCATGCACCATCTGGAAAATAGATCCCATTGCCGCTACTACACAATCTTTTGAATAGGAATCAAATTCCATTCCTCTTGAAGTCAAATCTCTTTCCATTAAATCGACATAACGATTTGTGTAGTAGGAAAGCTGTGTGTTAAAGTTTGCTACCTGTGTGTTTTCTGCCATTTTTATTCTCCTTTTCTTATATTAATCAACTCGTTTTTGTTTGCATTTCTGTGCATTTCTACGCTTCTCCACCGCAATTCAATTCTCGGCTAATCCGTCGCCACGCCGTTCCCTTCTAAGCTATTCCTTTGCCATTCCAAACCTTGCTTCGCTTGTCATTACTTCACTTTGCCGTTGCAAAGCCAACCACACCAATCTATTGCACTTTAATCGCAATAGCTTCTACTACAGAACGGACAACCCGTAATCAACTGCCCTGCTGCACTTTCAACGGAATACCCGTGTATTTCTTTTCCGTACCGTGTCCGTCCTTTCTCGGAATAGATATTCTGGTGGCAGTCCCAACAGATACCATTGCGCGGTGCAAAATGTGGCAATATCTTTGTTTTGCAGTACCAATCCTGTGCTTTGATTGCTTCTGGAATGTTATATGTAGTTGTCGCCATATTAAATCCCCTCCACTTTTAATTCATCGTCGGAAACTTTAAGTAGAATCATCTGTCTGCCTGTATCTGGTATTCTGTCAGCATTCACACTTTCAACATCATCAACCCAAATTGGCAAGTTTAAGCCGTTTAATTCCTGCAATCCAGTCACGAGGTCGATGTTGCATAGAATCTGATCAGAGTGATTCAATCCATCAAAATATCCGATTCCGTCACAAATCATCTTACAAACTTCCACCGGCTCACCGTCCTGCGTATAGTCCAAAAACTGAAACTGAAAGTGCTTGAAATGTGGATTGATAGCTTCTGCCAGTGCCTGATTTTTTTTGATGGAAAATTCTTTCAACATGTCAAGTTTCTGCTGAATATTGGAATCTTCCTGACTTAATTTCTTTCTGTCCGCATTTAGTTGTTCGAGCGTTTCTGTCTGTTTCTGAACTGCCTGTTTTGCCATCTCAATTTTTGTTTCGATTCCTGTAAGTTCCTTTTCAGCAGACATTCTTTCTGCCTGAACTGCTGCATTTTCCTCAGAATTATTAGTCAGTCCGTCAAGCTGTTCCTGTTTCTTCTGGATTTCTGCTACAACTGCCTGATACTCTTCGTTTCCAGACATATCTGGCTCTGACGGAAGCTTCTCTAATTCCTGATTTTTCTGTGCAATCTCAGATGCCAGAGTAGAAATATTTTTCTTTGTCTGCTCAATCTGCGATTCGATGTCTTTGCGCTTTTCCTCAACTTCTTTTCTTCTGGCTACTTCGGAATTGCCTTCTTCTGCAATGTCTCTAAGTTTCTGCTGTTTGTCTGCTTTAAACTGCTCTTTTTTTGCAAACTCTGCATGGATTCTTTCCTGTTTCTTCTGTTCGAATTCAGTTTTAAGAGTTTCAACCTGTTCTTCTGGCAAATTCTGTCCACAGGTCGGGCAAATAGCTGATTCAGAATCAAATTTTTCGTTCTGTATGGCATTTAAAGCTGTTTCGTCAAATGTGGACGCATACGTCTGTTTATATTTCTCCTGTAAAACCGCAATTCTCTGCTGAATGCGTTCCGGTTTTTCGGCAGTAGAAAGAAAATTTTCCAGAACACGGAGATTGTCTTCTTCCTGTTTCTGTTTGAATTGCCTGTCATTTAATAAGAAAACGATTTTTCTCTTTTCTTCCCGTAATGCTTCTGCTGCATTTGAGACGATCGCATCTCTGGACTTCTTAAGACCTACAATTTCATAGGAAAGTTCATCGTATGCTTTTCCAGAATCACTCAGCTGTTGTTCTTTCTGTCTCAGCTCGATCAGATGATTTAAAACTTGTCCTCTCTTTTCTTCAAGAACTGTTGCGTCTGGTATTTCCTGTTTCTTTACAACTTCAATTTTAGAAACTTTATCTTTAATATCTTCCTGCTTATTTTTTTTGTCCTTTTTAAGCTGTTTTGCTGTTTCTTCTACTGGATGCCCCTTTGTAATCTGCATAATTTCCGGATTGCTTCTCATAAAAGCATCTACATCAAACCCAGACATATCAGTAAGAGTTTTTCTTGCTTCTGCGGTTGACTTCTGTAATTCATTCAGAAACGTTTTTGCATTGCTGCACATCATAATAGTTTCTGGGTCTGCAATTCTTTTTAAAAAATCTTTGTATTTTGTCTGGTTATAATCAAACCCATCAACCTGATATTTTGTGGTACTGGAAGATTTACCTTTCTTTGTTTCCTTACGGATCACGGTTTCTTCTCCATCAATCAGAAGTGTGAGTTCCCTGGATACGACACCCTCAACTTCTTCTCCGTCTTCTTTTCTTCTGACATTATTCGGAGATGTACCGTCTGCAAGCTTTCCGGTCAGTGTATCAAAATAAGCATCCATCAACGTTGTTTTACCCTGACGGTTCCTACCGGACACCATCGTTCGTGGTGCAAACTGGTATTCCGCTGCTTCAAATTTCTTATAGTTTTCAATGTTAACCTGTTTCAATTCTACTGTTTTCATGCTGTTTTATCCTCCACCCAATAAGCCGACACTTCATAGGCTATTTTCTTCTCGACCTGATCTCCGACTTTTTTGTTGTACTCTCTGCTCTGGATTCTTCCCTGTAAAATAATATGTGTGCCAGTTCCGCAGGTTCCCATGTATCTTGCATTTCTGCCCCAGCAGATGCATGGTATATAATCAGATATGCCGTATGATCTATTTACCGCCAGAAGTACATCTGCAATCTCTCTTCCATTAGGTGTTGTTCTGTATACTGGTTTCTTGCAAGTAAAACCATCCATAAGAATCTGATTAACTGGAAGTGCGTCTTTGTCCATGAATTTTGCTTCTCTTGCGAACACAAAAAGAAGCAATCTACTGCGATTTCCTTCGTGCTTATTGAACGATCTAAACTGCCCTTGAATTTCCATCATTTCTCCTGTATAGTTCTGATTCACATCAATGAGTCTCTCAGAAACTACAACCGGAAGAACATCTTTCGTTCCACTAAATCGTTCTACGCTAAGTTCGAATCGGTAAAATTTTTCACCATATACTTCATGGCTAAATTCAAATTCTGTTTTAATTTCTCCAACCAGTGTTACCTGATTGTTTTCCAAAAGCTTATTCAACTCCGTTTACCCACCTTTCTAGCTGCATAAAATAGGAAGGGATACCATTGAAGATACCATTGCACTTATGCAGAGCAGCTCAAGTACATCCATTTTCGTCATCCCCCAGAGCAATAATGCAATCGTGAAAAATGTTCCAACCTGTGCCATCACTCCGATAAAATACATTCTTTTTCTCATATCCCTCACTTCTTTCTTTTGGTTGCTGCTGCTGCAAGTAAAGCTACTGATAGTGCTACAACTGCGACTTCCAGACGTTTTGTTTTTGCCACCTGATCTGCGATGATTTCGCTTGCAAGACTCTGGTTTTTAGTTACGTTTTCGGTGTGTTTTGTGATTTTAGACATAAAAAATGCCCTCCTGGTATAAATTTTCTTTTCAAATACAGGAAGGTGTGCTATACTTATCCTGTATTTAACTTACCCTAATTAAGTTAGATACGTGCTCCGGTAGGTGTTGCGTCACCTCCGGGGCGTTTCACTCTTCTTTCTTATCGGAATCCCCTTCGAAATATTTAATCCCCATGATCGCAGCTACATACTTTTTATCAATGAATGTGCTATCATTAGCATTTAAAACCGCTTCCAAAGCTGTAAGCCTGCCGGCTAGTAAAGCAAATTCTTCTTCGAGAGTTTCTGCTTCGTAAGTGTTTTTATTCATCCTTTGCCCCTCCCCAGATTGACGACAATGCTAATCCCATAAGTTTTCCAAGTACTTCCGCTCGCATATTGGAAAGTTCCTTGTCAAGCTTATCTTCCGTCCAGAACCCAACGTCTACAGCCTTTCTGATAAGTTTATCTCCTGTTTCCTTTGGAATATCTTCTTCCTCAAAAGTCTCTCTCAACAATTTAATAATCATTGACAAATCAGTCATTAAAACTGTTGTACTTCCCTTTACCTCAACTGCTCCATCTTTACTTTTAATCATTCTCTTTTCCTCCTTCAAAAATCTTTCTCCCCGATATTAATTCCGCAAACGTTCTAAGCGTTTCTGTCCTTAATCTGTCAAGTTCTTCTTGTATTTTTTCGTCTGTCCACAACCCCATCTGAGCTGATTCAGAAACAAGTTCATCGGCTTTTTCCTTGGAATATCCTTCTTTCACAAGGAAAACTCTTAGTCCCCTGCATATCGCGGTTAATTCAGAAAGCAACTTATTTGCATCTTCTTCTAATTCAACTTTCCCGCCTTCACATTTGATCATTCTATTTTCCCTCCATTTCTCTTTTCAGTGTTTCGTACAGTTCCTTGTGAATCGGAGAATCTTCTGGAATCTCGCGAATTATTTCAATAATTTTGTCTTTTTTCTCCTGTAATGTCATATTCATAAACTCATTTATTTCTTCTTTTTTCATACTGACTTCCTTTCTGTGGTATAATCTCCCTCGAAGGGAGGTGTGTATTATGGATAAAGAACAAATAGTTCATGATTTAGCAATTACTTATGCAACGTCTAAATTAAATGAATACGTTCTTGACAGAAGAGAAGCTCCATTGGCTGGAAATACTTCTATGTCAAATGACGAAATTCAATATTTAAAACGTGCATATGATTTTGCTATTCAGAATCTTTCGGATTAAACGCTCGTTTCCCGTATAAAGCGTTTTGAATTCCATCGGTAACGCATTCGGCAATTGTCTTCCTGTCAATATTTGCCGTGTGCGTTACTTTTTTCGTTCTCGTAGGTGCAACTTCTTCTCGAATGGCTTTAAGTTCTTCCAAAATCTGCTTGAGTAATGCATTTGTTTCTTCCAACATATCATTTCCTTTCTGTGGTATAAGATTGACTCATCTTCTTATCTTTCCGAACTTCCGTTCATAAATATCATCACCAGAATCATCACTTTCGTTATCACGCATCATTTCAGATGGCAATAAGCCTAAAACTTTCATAAGAACAAGCATGTTAAAAACAGGAATATCTTTCCTATCGTTTGCCCACAGCAGATTCAAATTACACATATCTTGGAATTGTTCATCAGATAATTTAATACCCACATATTCAAATCCTTTCTGTGAAGTATCTACTTTGTATGGTTTTACCTTCTTTCTTTTTCTGAATCTGAATATTAAATTTTTCATGCAAAATCCTTTCTATTGAGTTTTCTTTCTTCTTCCCTACATTGTCATCTGGGCATTGCAGTCGCGAATCATCATTTTAGTATTGGTACAAGGTGTCCATCCTTTGATGTATTCGACTGCTTCCTGGTATCTCAGCTTGGGAATGTTATTTCTGGCATTTACATCGAAGTAAGTCTTTACATCCCTGTTACACTCTGCAAATACCTTTTTTCCAATTTCATCATAGGCATTGGATTTCTTTCCACCCAGAACCTCGATCACCACCTTGGAAACTAGATCACTGATGTACTTCTGCTGACCGTAATCAATGGTCATGGTATTCTCAAGTTTCTCGATTCGTTCCTCATGGTCTTGATTGCCAAGAGCCAGAAGCTGAATCTGTTCTGCCACTGTCATTGGCTTTCTGGAACCTTTCTCGAAATATTCATCCACCAGTCTGTCATATACTTCCCAGGCTTTGCCGGTATTCAATGACTTTGCATGGAGGAATGCTCCCTTTTCTGTCCAGAGGTAGAGCTTATTGATTCTTGACGAATCGTCAAAATGACGTTTCGTTTTAAATTCCTTTAATTCTTCTCCCTCAAGGCAAATGAAATGTTTGCCTTCGATGTATCTTTCTTTGTTTCTGCTGAAATTTTTTGAAATGATTTTCGTGTCAGTTCCATACGCTTCAGCAATCTGCTGTGTGGTAAGAACTCGAATGTTCTTGTACTCTGTTACTGTTAAGTTGTTCATGCGGATCCTTTCTATTGAGTTTCGTTCCTAACCTCTTTATAATGTAACCACAGGCTCTATAACGCCGAGTAATTTGAAAGGAGATAGGAATTTTGTTATTACTTCCATACGTAGATGGTCTTTTCCGATCCGGTGAAAAAGTAACTGAAACTACTGTTTTCACCTGCTGTAATTGCAACTCTAAAAGAACTGTAAAACCCGGTAAGATCATCCCTAAATGTTCAAAATGTAACGACTACACCTACTGGTTCAAAATCGTGACGCTTTGATTGCTTTCAATGTCTGCGAACATTGTTTCCGGGTGGTATTCATCTTTCAAATCGCTGTTTGCATAATCAATGGATTTCACTTGGAAACAAATGTTTGCACCGTTTTGAGTGTTGAACACTTTCACATATTTCTTTCCATTTCTCGCAAAGCACATTACTCTTGTCTTATCTGGGATTCTTACAATCTGCGGTGCGAATAATCTTTTTAAAAATTGCTTTAGCACATTTATGACTCCTTTCTCAATAACCGTCTGCTTTTTCAGTTTCCTGTCCCAGAAACTTATTCACGAAATACAACTGTCCCTTTCCACTGACTTTTGTCGTGCGTGTGATTCTTACTGAACCATCTGGATTCTGAACATTAGATTCTTTGATTTCAAATAATCCCTGCTCAACGTATTTCTGTTTTGGCATATTTCGTGAACTTCCAGAAACCATCAGATAGCCATTGTCTCTCATCCACTGGAACAATCGTTTCTGTCCTATCTGGTATCCGTTCTGACAGATAAGTTTTGCCAAGTCTCCGATAAGAATTGATGTGTGACTTGCAGATACTGCATCTGCGAAAATTGTTTTCGGTCTATCAGCTTCAATTTTCTCCGCAAGAGACTTATTTGTATCTTTCAACTTCGCAATCGTCTGGTCCGCCATCTTCAATGCTCTAGCAAAAACCTGTTCTGGTGTATTCCATGCTTTTTCGAGGTCGATGAGATACTGTCGACATTCTTTCCCTTTTTCAGTTCTGCTCATAAGGCAAATGTGTTTCGCCATATCTACTGATAAGGAATAGTCTTGTATTTCTCTGTGTGCTCCGTTATTTACAACCGTACCTGAAAGTACACTTGTAAAATCTTCGTTTTCAACGAATCCCTGAGAATTTGTCTCAAACCATGCTGAAAATCGTTTGCTGATTTCAAGAGATTTATGTAACTCTCTAGCTGATACAGTTGGTTCATTGCCATCATAATTGATTGTCATTAATTGTTCCGTGGTTATCACCTCTTCTCTTAATCACTATTCTTAATCTCCATTACATCTTTCCGCGAATTACTTTCAACGGTATCAGCAACGCCGTTCATATACCCCAGAATATAATGTTTTTTATCTTCTGGAAGTTTATTGATTCGTGTTGTTACATCTCTAATAAGTTGTCTCTTTTCCTCCGACATTTTCTCACCTCCTGTTTCTTGTTACGTTGTAAATGTATAATAGCACATTCTCAACGCATTGTCAACGTATTTTTTATTTTTTATGCGTTGACAACGCATTTAGTAAATGTTATACTTTAGTCATACCTTAAGGAAAGGAGGTGTGCAAAATGGAAGAACGTTTGAAAATATTGCGTAAACATTTGGGACTTTCAAGAGAAGACTTCGCCAAAAAACTCGGTTTGAAAAGCCGTGGAAAAATTGAAAATATAGAACTTGGAAGAACAACTCCAGATGACGACTTCTTAAAGCTAATTTGTAATACTTATAATGTTTCTTATGGCTGGCTCGTGAATGGAAACGGCGAAATGTTCCAAGACGATGGCGATGCGCAGGCTATCGTTGATTCGGTAATGACCGGGGATAATGAATTTGCTAAGAAGATTCTTGTCAAGTTTGCAAAGCTCAGTGATGAACATTGGAAGCAGCTCCAAGAAATCCTAACAGAATTGGAAAACAATTAAAAAAAAGAAAGGCCAGAGAATAAAAAGCTCTGGTCTTTTCTTATATTCTGCTTTGTTGTTTTGATTTATAGTGATATAATAAAGTCAACTAATACCAAGGAGGAAATGTCTATGAAGAAAAAGCTATTAATTGCATTTTGTACTTTTGCAATTTTAGGAGTTTCTACTCCAACTTATGCAGGCGGCGTGACTGGCGTTGAAGTTCAAAAGGATGACTCTGAAAAGTACGGTGTAATCAGTGATTTTGATTATGATATAGAGGGAAACTCTGTGAAATTGCACGGTTATGATGGCAAGTGCAAAATTTTGGAAATTCTTCCATCATACAATATTGACGGAACAGACTACGCAACAGATTTATCAGATTTCCAGATTGGAATTGGAAGTTCTCATGTTGAATCAGTTATTTTTCAAGAAGGAATTACTGAAATATATGATGCTGTTTTTAATTCCTGTGATGTTCAAAAAGTATTTTTTCCTAAAAGTATGATAAACGTAACAGATAAAACCTTATCTTACTTAAATCCTAAAGAAGATGGCGATCTCATCCAGATTTACTATGCAGGCACACAAGACGACTGGGGAAACATTTTTACAGAATATAAAAGAACAAAAGTTGAAGATGCTGAATTCGGAGAGGAATTAGGAACATCTATTGCGGACAAAATAAATTCAATGTTAGGCAGCGATTATGACAGTTCCGAATTCGAATATTATTTCTCCGCATCGCCAGATGATTTAAAAACAGAATAATTATTATGCCGCATCTGCTTTAACTGTAGATGCGGCATTTTAGGCTACTTTTCTCTTAAATATAAGTATACCAGCAACTTGTATACTCTTTTTAAAGTACTTTCTAATTTTACCTTATCTAATAATTCAATAATCTCTTTCTTATAATCCATAAATAACCCTCCCTGTTTGAAAACTACCGCCTACATTAAAGTATATGTCCGGACAGTGGGAAATATGTCTCGAACTTATGTTTACATTATACTTTATGATATGTCCAATAAAGTGGAGTAAAACGGGATGCATTCAAATTCCCCCTTGCCAGTTGCCAGCGATAAACTGGAATATTTGTGATTTCAAATATAACCTTTACTTTCGCAAATATAAATTTCGTTTTTACCGGATTTTCTGTGATTTCTACAATATCGTTCGTTCTTAGAACCTCTTTTATGCTCTGGTTTAAGGTTGAATGCTTGCACATATCCTCTGCCAAGCGGATGGAGCTTTTACGCAAATAATCTTGATTGCACATCGGCAAGTGAATGATGTAGCTTGCAAAGAAGATTACTCCTACTGCGATCAGCAATCTCTCAATCTTCCTCATAATATATACCTCTTTAGTCTATAATTTATGTACTTAGTTATACCACTTTTTGTGCAAATTAATCGGGCAAAACGATAAAACTACATTTTTGATGGATAAAAATATGAAAAATATTTCGGTTTTGACTATGCTATTGTTGAATCTTGCGGTATAATATATGCAAATTTTACCAAGGAGGAAATATTTTTATGAGAAAGAAAGTAAAGCTTCTAGCCAGTATCGGGCTGTCAAGTATTTTACTTGCATCCATGCCATCCAGTGTTTTTGCAGAAGATTTTGTGCTATATGAAGAGAACGGCATTCATGTTGAAACAAAAGGATTAACCGATTCCCCGTCCACAGGTACTATAGGACTGTACATTGAAAACAATTCTAATTTGAATTTAGGCATAGCTCCTTATGCTTATGCCATAAATGGCATCATGGCAGGTGGAGATCAGTATGGCATAAATTCCTCTGATGTAGCACCTGGAAAGAAAGCAAATTCTACTTTGGAACTGATAGATACATGGGAAAACAAGGATTTCTTTAAAGACTACCAAATGAACGAAGTAGATAGCTTTGATATTCTACTGTGGGCTTATGACAATGCAAAGAGTTTCAAGGCTTTTGACAGCGGTCAGATTCACGCTGACGTAGCCGGAACTACCGTAGTTTCTTCTCCTGTATTTGACAGTGCACAGAATTTGTACAATCAGAATGGTATTAGTGTCGATTTCATATCCTCGGCAGGTAACAGTTTTACATTTTGTATCACAAACACTACTGGGCAATATTTCGCATACGACGTAACTTCTGAGACTTATAATGATTTCACAATGTCAGATAGTTATGAAGTATACAATGAGTATTTGTTAGATGGCTGCAAAACTCTTATAACTCTGACTCCTACAGATGAATTTCTTGCGGCGAACGGAATTTCTGATGTGTCAAACGTAGATTTTGCATTAACGATTCGCCCATTAGCAGAATTCGCTAACGAATATACTACAGACTTGATTTCATATCAGAAATAATTCATTGCACAAATATCGTAAAGCAAAGAGCCGAGGATTTTACTCCCCGGCTCTTTTTTATGGCAAAGCCTGCATTCACGATCACGTTTCCTCCCCAGATCAGTCTGGCAGGCTGTACCAACGTATTAAGATGTCGATTTTTTTCAAACTTCCGCTGAACTATTTACACATTTCCGTTTCAGTGCTACTATATTACCATAATTAATTACTTAGATGAGGATAATCTGATGAAAGTTGAAGTGCAAGCGATAAACGGAAGGTGATTACTATGAAAATCGCTATTTGTGACGATTGTGAACTACAGGTTGAGTATTTCAAACATCGAATTGAACCATTTTTAAAGCAAAATGGTGACCGGAACTATACGATAGACGGTTATTTCAGCGGGGAGCCCTTGATAGATGATGTCAAGGACGGAAAATGGTTTGATATGATTGTTTTGGATGTGGTACTTAAAAACGAAAATGGCGTGGATATTGCCAAAGAACTCCGAGAGTGTGGATATAAGGGCAAAATTGCTTTCTGGACAGCTCACAAGGATTTTGTTTTTGATGCGTTGGATGTTGAATTTACGCATTATATCATCAAGGGAAATGAACACGGAAGAATGTTTTCTATGATTGACAATACCTTGAGTGATATGAAACACAAGATGCTCACAATCAGACACAGAGATTGCATTATAAGGATTCCATTGAACAAAATCGAGTACCTCGAAGCACGGGATAAGCAAGTTTTTGTTCATTGCACGAACGGGATTATGCACAGTATGTATGCAACTTTAAAGTCGGTTGAGCCTTACCTTGATAAACGGTTTTTGCGTTGCCATAAGTCATTTGTTGTAAACATGGATTATGTGCAAAAGCTGGATTCTGATTTTACGATGTTTTCTGGTGATAAAGTACTGATTCGTAAGAACGGATATGCGGATATTAAAAATCAATATTGGGAATATATTATTAAATAAAATAAAAGAGATGATCTGTCAAGGAATAGAAACAGATCATCTCTTTTTTGAGTTCATATCCAAACTCTGGGGAGAAGTTGAATTATGGTATATTTATTATATCACATTTATCACACTTTGCAAATATATTTCGTGGAAACAAATCCAAAATATTTTCCGGCAATGCGGATGTAGTACCAAGATGTGCCGTCTTTGGCTTTAATGGCATCGCATACATCAACCAGATTTCCTTTTGCAAGTGTAGGATAGCTTTTAAGCTGTGCATTTTCCGTTCCAGCCCATTTGCGAACTTTGAGTTTTGTTGCTGTTACTTTGCCAACCCACTTCGGAGTTTTGGAAGGTGTGGTTGTTGTAGTTGGCTTAGCTGTTGTGCTAGTTGATGGCTTTGTGGTAGGCTTACTTCCAGTAGTATTGGTAAGTCCACTAAAATCAATCTCTTTTCCAGTGAATCTGAGACGGTGCGTCCATCCGTGACTGTACAGGTACCAGGGCTGTGTACGGATCTCATTTCCAGAATTATCTTTCGTATCTTTTGTGCCCTCCGAACTTCTGGCATGAACAATGTCGTTCTTACCAATCGCCATTGCTACATGACTATTGGATCCATTCGGATTATTGTCCGCCAGTTCCAGGTCGCCTTTTATCATCTGTTTGTGTGCGGTCTGATTCATAGCGACAACCTCAAATCCGGCATTCAGCATCTTGAGCATATTGCCAGTATAAGAGCAATTCTCTTTGAGATAACGCGCCTGTTTGGTAAGCCCATTTTTGAGGAACGCATAGTAATAAGCAGTAAGTGCCAATGAGCTACAGTCAAAAGATTTCGGAATGTTAATTTCGTATAAACTCCTAATTCTCTGACTGTATCCATGGCTGTTATCATTCGCAATATTCACTGCAAAGCTTACTGCATCGTTTCTCACATTCTGGATAATCTGTTCTTTTGTCTTTGCCATTGTTCCACTCTCCTTTGCTTCTGTATAATCTTTATAAAATATATTTCTATCAACTTTGGTATTAATTCCTGGAATCGTTGCTTTTGAGCTGTACTGCCAGCCAACACCCCAACTTGGACGTAATCTCTCAACTACTGTCCCGTTATCATTTGCCGGATATCTGGCAATCCAGAAATCATGCTTTTTGAGGTGACTGCAAATCACGGTATTGTACCAATCAACGTTGCAGTAAATTCCGAACTTATATCCTGCGGCTTCCACGATTTCACGGAACGCATCAGCCATCTTGTGAATGCTTTCAGAGCCAAGTGTACGCTGATTATTGTGTTCCAAATCCAGAAATACTGGAAACTGAATTTTCCGTCCATTAAGCACCGAAACAACTTTCCTGGCTTCACTCCGGGCTTCGGATACTGTCGAAGCATAGGAATACTTGTATACTCCTACTGGAATTTTGTGTTTGTTGCAACCGGCAAAATTATTCTCAAACTGAGAATCAATTACGTTACCAACTTCTGTGATACGCAATATTGCAAAGTCCATGCCGTAATTTGCCACGGTATCCCAATTAATCTTTCCTTGGTGTGCCGATACGTCAATACCTTTAATTTCCATATTTTCTCCTTTCACACCACGTATCTGTGGTGACTATTGCAAGTTCAAACACGTAACAGCCAGTGCTGTACAGTAATTCAACTAAAGTACACTCTATATACTGATTTCAATGGTGGCTCATCTGCCAATAGAACTGTGACTATTAGAGTATTGTATGTTGATTAATTCAATCTCATAAAATCAATATATGAAAGATTGACATTATTTACAATTTCAATTGTCTTTCCTGAGTACATGGTAACTTTGAGCTTACTTCCACTGATGATAACAGGATAAGAAATGCTTTGATATGAATCAATCATTCTAAACCATGGATTCGCTATTAGTTTATCATCTACTTCGATATGTAATGCCACACCTAGAACATTTGAAGTTGATGCTTCAAGATTTGCAAAAAGGTTGATATTTACTAAATATGTGCCTTTGGGGAATGTATAGTAATGTTTGTAATCAGCTGCACTCACATACTGTATTCCATCAATGTTGCTCCATGCAACCCCACCGATTGCAAGCCCGGAATAATCGCCAGAGCTTCCAGACACATAAAATTTACTTACGGCATAAAAACGAGCAGTTTTTCCTAAATTCGTGTTTAACGTATTTATCCCGAGTTTGTCTTTTAGGTATGTAAACAACTGAGAAAACGATATTTTCTTTAATACGTTCCCCTCGCCAACTATCAATGTGTCGCTTTCTGCCGGTGTCGCTTTTGAAGTCAGCGCCGACATTAATACTGTTTTTAATGATTCTGCCATAATATTTTACCTCTCTTTATTCTTTTACTCTCAGCATTGAGCCATCTGAGGTCGCAAGTGCTGAGCCGTTGCCTGAATCCAATACGTACTGGACATTTCTAACGTCAACAGCAATTAAAAATTTTGCTCCTGTCTGCACTATATTAGGGCTTATGCTTGCACCGGCAATATAGATATTCGCATCTGCCATACATATCACCCTTTCACTTTGATTTTATAATTATCTACCCACGTTTCGTCCGCAATTTTATACATGAATCTCAAACAATAGATTCCCATTTTTTGTGGCTCAATCAGCGCATCAAGCGTGTGATCGTTGATATTGCAGACCCCGGAATCTTCCACAGTTTCAGTCTCAGCATCCACATCAACAAAAATCAGTTCGTAATCCGCTGAAATGATGGAGAAAGGGATGTCTACACCGCATACCGGCTTTACTTTACTTTTAAATCGGATTTTTTCTCCCAAATCCATTATTGTATTGCTATCTACGTATCTAATTGCCATGTCCTCTCTCCTTTCAGCATATTTTATGTCCGCTGAAACATTGCTTTACAATCTCTGCCGTCAGCTGGTTCAGATTCAACAATGAACTGTATTCAATGTTCTCTGATTCTGCCGTGTATCCTCGTGGCACGAGCTTTCCGGCAATTTCGTGCCCTGATATCAGAAACAGTACAGTGGCGGCATAAGCTGTTAAGCCGCCACTACTTTCTGCATAGACTTCTATGACGTACTGTCCATCTTTATCGGCAGGGACTATTGCGTCCCAGATTTCGAGATCCGATCCCTCTCGTCTCTGGAACTCAATAGCGAACTCATTACACGAGCCATATACCCTTGTAATCATCAGTCATCAGTAACTGTTACAGAGATCACGTAAGTCTTGCCTGCATCGACCGGATTAGGCGTTACGCTTGCGGCTGTGATCTTCGGCGGGTTCGGGTCATACTTGACAGTTCTGGTAATGGTTGTTGTCTTACCGGCACTGTCTTTCGCAACGATATTAATTGTATTTGATCCTGCGGACAATGTGACCGTAGTGCTGAATGCTCCGTTGCTACCAACCGTTACAGATGCACCGTTGACTGTTACCGTAACAGGAGATGAGGTTGCATCATTGGTTGTACCAGATACAGTGATCGTGCTCTTGTTGGTAACGTATCCATCAGACGGAGAGGTTACGCTCAGTGTCGGTGGGACGGTGTCAATCTTGAACGTTACAGATTTCTGTGTAGCTGCGTTGCCATCGTAATCGGATGCGTCAAACCTAATGGTATGAGAACCATCGGTAAGAGCTGTTGCCGGTGTGTACGAACAATTGTAACCACCGGTTACAGCGGTCTTTGTAATGCCGTCAGTAATCTTACTTCCGGAATCGATTGTGATACCGATAGTAGACGGATTAACACCAGAATCATCATCTGTGACGCTCCATGTGATAGTCGGTTTGTTATTGGTAAGTGTTGCGGATGCAGTTGGATTGGTGACTGTGATTACCGGTGCAACCTTTTCTTTAACGGTTAATCTCAGCGAACTACCGATTGCGGAATCTGTCGCATCTTTGGTGGTCACGTTTCCAGCGTCGTCCGTTGCCTTGATTGTTATTCCGTAATAATGTCCACTCTGGCTGTAACTGGACCTACTTGGTGCTGTTACTGTGGCTTCATATTTACCCGTATTACTATTATAAGTAAGGGTATAAGCCTGACCATTTACAATGGCTTGTACTTGCTTTACTGACATTTATGTGCCTCCATTTCATAATTCATTCTATATTTAACTTTTCGCAAAGTTTATTAATAAGTTTCTCTTGTTGGTCAATTTTCTTTTTCTGTGCTTTTAGCATTGCGAACATTGCAGGTATCATGATACGTTCGTTCCAGTCCTCAACAAGTCCGTTTTGATGCCGAGTAGCTTCTGGAAAGAATGCTTCTACGTTCTCAGCAATAAACATCGGGATATATCTTCCTTCATTCTCGTCCCCTTTAACTAGATATCCCTTTTTGTATTTCGCCCACGTTGGTTCGATATTGTACCATTCTTCAATTTCTTGCTCCGAAATATCGCTTCCGATATCTTTATAGCGCTTTGAAGATGAAGATTTTAGCATCAGCTGTTTGTATCCTGTACGTCCATCCCAACAAACAGTATTTGATGATGTCGTATACTCCATGTCTTCTATCTTTGGCGATTTTGCGAAAGATGCAGGATTAGTAACAGTTAAATTTTCAAATGTACCAGTGTCAGCCGATACCTCTGTGGCATGTACGGTTAGACTGTTATCGTCCCAACTGATTCCCCAATTTTCGCTATTTTCGATTTCAATATCTACTTCATCGCCAAAGAACTTCTTGATATCAACAGGGAATATTCCATCGCTTGAAAACTGTACACCTGTATATTTCATGTACTCTGAATTTTCTTCGTAGCTTGTAAATACAGTATATCCAGAGCGATCAATTAATCCTTTAACAGCATTGCTGGCATCTTTAATTTTCAGATAACCGTTCCCATTCTTTTTGCCGCCCAAGGTAACTGTTCCACCAAGAAGAGCATCAAGGCTGACGTAGAGACGCCCATTGCTATAATATAATCCCTTCCAAGCCCCGTCATTAGTCAGAATGCTAACTATTTGCTCCTGCGTCAAATTGTCTATATCAATAACGACCGCAACACTCTGCATATCCATCAATGTTGTAGTTCCACCGGACGCATATAATTTACATCTAACATTTGTCACATCTCTCGGAATACCGACAGTTGAACCATTAGAACTTGCTACTGTCTGACCAGATCCATTTGTCAAAATAGAATACAAATAGTGTGTCACGGTATCCTCATCGATTGAACTAGTATAAATGGTATTCCAAGTGTTTCCGTCAGCAGTCTCTTCAACAACGAATCTGCCTTTATAAGGCACTCTTGTAGCTGACTTTCCGTCACGATAATACGCTTTAAATGTTATAAAGTTTGGACTAATTGTCTTGTCAGAGCCACGTTTCAAGACGTTACATGATGGCTCAACCATGTATGTTCTACCAGGTTCACCATCTTTTCCATCTTCTCCCTTTTTCTGCTTAGAAATCGTGAATCTTTTTGTTACTGACAGATTGCTGAGATATGTTGCTCTGATGTCTATCCATCCATTGTCTGCCGATAGCCCAGTAACATTGTAGATATGTGTTGCATCACTCCAAGAGCCTGTGATACTGTCGGATTTTGTGATTGTATAACTACAATCGTCTGTAATATCCGATGAGCCATACATTACAGTAGCTTTGGTAGATACCTGTGGAAATACTGCGATATTGCCATTTGCATCAGCCGTAATCGTCTGCATTTCGTTTGATAGCTGCAAAGTCATGTTTTTAGCAAGAGCTGCTGCTTCAAGAGCTTTGTTTGCTGTGGTATCATCAGTATATTTATTCAGTTTCTTCCAGTCAGATGACGCATACACACTTCCTTTTGCTCTTGCTACAACACAAGTGAGGATATCTCCGCCGTCTTGAGACCATAAATCTCCGATATCATACGGCGGTGAAGGCTGTATAACAAACGTCCTTCTCTTGCCGTCTGCGGTATCTTGCGCTTTCTCAGCTTGTGCAAGTGCTTTGGAAATGTCGTTGTCTTGAATCATCTGCCATTTCCATGTTGCACCGTCCTGCATAAACCGATATGCGTAGCCAGTACTCTTCCAGTAAAAAAGATCACCTTCGTGCTTTTTGCGTTTTTCTGTGCTTGTCCATTCAGAAGCCGGTTTGTTCTGTAAAGACGGTTCGTAATCATAAAAGAAGGACTCAATCTGTCCATCTATCTGTGCTTGTAAGCCGGAAAGCGAATAGGTTACAGTATTTGCATAATCCGCAAGTTTACCATCCGAATATGCTTTGCTCTCTGCCAAGCTATCAGATATAGCTTTTGTAGCCGTCTTTCCACCAATCTGTACATGATCTCCGCTGATGATTACTTTTTTGGTATCCATATCAACTTGGAAGATGATATTTCCACTCTTATCCTTTACGGTAATCGCACCTGTGTTAATCCAGTCAGCATTTAATCCTACGGCTGTGAGGATTCTTACAATCGTATCACCATCTACTGTCATACCACCATTCCATGTCTGTCCACCATCTGTAGACACTCCCCATGCCTCAGAAGTCATTTTCCAAATTGCCTGAGATTCTGCCAGAGTTGGTTTGTCGTGTAAATAAAAGATTTTGCTTCCATTTTCCTGTGGCTCAACAGTAGTATAAACTCCTGTGGCTGAATCAATTCGCTTTCCGAACTCTTCAAGGGCTTTTTCACGGGCGGTTTTTTCCTGCTTAACCATATTTCTTGCAGTAACAAATGCCTGCGTCGCCTGGGAATATTGGGTGCTGCTATTTTTAGCAGCACTTTTAGCATTGCAAGCTATCTTCTGACCGGATCCCGGTTTCAATGTAGTTGTGGTAAGTAGCGATGTGTATATTTTTCCATTTCTATCCACAATAATCAGTGAATCTCCGGCTTCCAGAGCTACATCTGTAGGACACTCGGATTCAAATGGTCTAAATCTCATGCCAACGCATTTCTCGGCAATCATTGAAGCAATCGTCTGGCCATCGCCAACACGAATCAATTTATTACCAGAAATTCCAAGTACATATCCCTCTGTACCAACCATGTAAGTTTGCGGATTATCAGAAGAGGATTCGCTGTATTCAGTTACTTTCACGCCTGTGATTACTACATCTGTATGATGCGGAGTAAAACCATAAGTGGTTTTTATCTCAGAAATGTTACCTTTTTCGTCAGTTGCAAAAAGCCTCAGAATCCCATCATTTTCAAGAAGCGTACCATTGTCAGCCAGCAACGCACCATCTGAGTTCGAGAAGTTAAGATTAACGTTGCTTCCGTCCTGTGTTTTTAATACTCCAAGTTCATCAACTGTAAGTTCTTCTTCATTGACAAAACCGTACCAATTGACGCACAATCTTCCATATTCATCGCATCTCATCCACTGACAGCCAATCTGCGCAACCCACTGTAGAACCTGGCGAAATGTTAAAGCTTCGTCATTTGGACGATTCTGCACGATATAATCATCTCTGTCAAATGATGTTGTTTGCAAAGTAACCCCACATACCTCGCAGGCATCTCGTACAATCTGCCCTCTTGTTGCCGGATATTTCAATTTGCTGTCGGAATAATTGCGGTCAAACTTCCGCATATTATCTTCGCACGTAAGGTCTATGGTCACCGTTTCGTCTTCCGGCTGTTCAATAACTGTCACTGTACAAATACGTGTTTTTTCAATAACCGCATTTTTATGAACTATGATTGTATCACCGGTTGAATCCAGTATTTGTTCTCCAGCTGAATCTAACAGTTCACTTGTATCCTCATTTTCAATCTGTAATCCAACATAACATATGACTTCTGCTCCCTCAAAATCGTAATCGGAGTACTCACCGTCAAAATTATTAATGCTAAGATTCAATACATTAATGATTGCAGAACCGATGTCAAAGCTACTATCATTAGATACGGAATCTTCGAATTCCATTCCGTTTTGCCACAGATTGGCACTGGTCAGATTGAGTACAGTTCCGTCTGTAAGTGTGATATCTGCATACTTGAGGTACTGCACGTCCATTCCGTTCTTGACTTTTTCTTTCCATCTGTTAGATAATTTTCTCATGCATTACCTCTCAATCACATCAAAACTGATAGATTCTGTTCTCTGGTTTCCATGCCACCACCATTTAACAGGCGCACTCCTGTCACCAACATAAAATGTTCTGGTTTCGTATTTTCCAGACATCATATCTGGATATGTAATTTGGATGTACTCGGGATTGAACGCTTGAAGAATCTTAGCTGTAGTAGCCCAATCTTTACCTTTCCACTGCAAAGCTAATTTCCTTTTTTGCGCTACCCTGTTTTTATGCATGACAGAGTCATCAGATCTTCCTGATTTTGCCGCTGATACGTCCTGTAATCCCCATGTGTAGGAAGACGGGCAAGGCATCGAGACACCGTTTACTTTTAAAAATATTTCTGCCATATAACACCTCATAAAAGAAAAAGCACCTCCCCGAAAGAAGATGCTTAATTACACGAAAATAGCGCCTATCGCTCTGATAGACGCTTTATGATTCTTTATTCTATCACATATACAAGGTGAGATTCAGTAAGAAAAAGTTATATTAATGTTTCTTTTGGATATCAGAAATGAATCTTTCGAAGTGTTCTTTACAAAATGATTCATAATCCGTGTTTACCATAAGAATTGCCCGATTTTTTCATCCTACCATTTCTCCTTTAACTGATTAATTGGTGTTCCAACTACTCCAGCACTTTCCCCACTGTCGGTTGCTTTGAAATAAGCACCTTTGATTTGTGGATACATAAATTCGAACATCAAATAATTCGCAGCATCGCAAAGATACTCCGTGTTACCGGTTTCTTTATATTTTTTAATGCACATATCGTGTGATTCAATCGCATTTACCAGACGTTCTCCAAAATTATCTTTTGCCGTGCCGTATTTGTAAAAGCTTGTTTCGCACCGGTTTTGTCTCAGTTCATCAAATCTGTCTGAATACTCTGCCGGCATTTCTTTTCCAAGTCTACTCATTTCTTTCTCACTTTCTAATTAATTACTGTATTATTTTAAGTCAGAATCAATTTGAATCGTTTACGTGAAGAAGTTATCACCTACGGTATTTTAAATGGATTTTGGCTCGTTTTAATTGCCTGTTGCCACAGGAACTATTCGTTTTTATTTATCGCTTATCAACTCTATTTGGTCTGAAAGTTTCATTGCAATATTTTTCCTAATATCACCTTTTATGAAATGAAAAATACGATAATTGGTATCTTCTCTGAATTTTGTATCAAAATACATGTCAATGCATGATTTATAAATATACTCAAAGCCATAAGCATCTATCAACTCAATCATCTCGTCTGGTACTGTAACAATTCCTTCTACTACGGTTTTTATATATTCTTCTTTTAAATGAACATGGCTTTTGCCTAGTTTAATTTTGTATTTTTCCAAAAAATATAATATGACATTAGTGACATTTGTTTTCAATTCTTCATACTCTTCGCATCCTACATCATTCCAATATTGGTTTATTCCTTTCCTCAAAAGGATTTCGCTTATTCCCATTCCGAGTGGAGACTGGATGCTCCTTGTTTCCGATTTACCCGGACATGGAGAATCTACTGGCACTACTTTAGTAGTATCAGAATCTTTAACTCTCTTTTTATAAACCTCATCTAAATCTTTATTATAGTTCTTATTAATTAAAGAGTTTCCATTTTGGGGAAGTTCCATTTTCCCATTTTGGGAAATTCCATGGTTTTTCTTGTTTTGGGAATTTGGAAATTCCTCTTTTGGGGAAAACCAGTGTTTATCATCATTTGACACTACTTTTTCGTGATTTTCCTCTTCTGGTAAATTCTGATTTGAGGAATTCACGTCACTTTGTTCCACTTCGTTGTCTTTGATAATTTCAAGAGCAATTTGTTCTTTCCATTCTTTAATAGCAACATTTATTACTTCATCATTAGGTCTGATATGCGTTGTTGGAGCACCATTAATTTTAAATTTTTCAACAACTACCAAATTTCTAGCTTTTAATTTTTTCATCGCAGAATCATACTGCTTAGGTGCAACTCTTATTTCGTTTGCCCATTCATCTCTACGCCTAGCAATCCAAAAATAACCTTTCTTTTTGATTTTTGTTCTGACGCACTCATTTTTTGAATCTTTATCAAACCAGTACATAATTTGAGATAATAAAACACCTGCTGTTAAATCACCTGCAATATCGATATAAGCATGCAGAGTGTGATTAAATCTATGTGAAAATATGTAATCTACTTTTCTTTCTAATTCATTTTGGGATAATTCTTTGATTTGTTCGCTCATAATAGATAACCTCCATGTCGTTAATGCGTGACTGCCTTGTAGCCACAGATCCATGATTTATAAAAACAACAGGCAGGTGCATCATGGAATTGCACTTGTCCCCCGTCGGGTTAGCCTGTTGGTTTTACCAAACAAAAAAAGAGCACACCAAAGAATCGTGAGGTTTTTCCCTCGTTTCATCTTTAGTGTGCTCTCTTCAACAAATGTAATAACTATTTCTCGTTTAGTATATCAAATTCTACCGCAAAAATCAATATGCCGGGGACGGATTCATGCGGTAATCTGTGTTGTTCTGAGCCTTTGTGACAATTCGCGCCAGTTCACGTTCGTTCACCTTGATGCTGTTCATGATGTACTCTGGTGAAGAACCACCAAAGCCACCATTGTTCATCAAAGCAGTAACTACGCCACGCTCGACAGCTTCCATGATCTCATCTTTCGTAAGTCCCATGTTGCCGTCATATCCAGACATGATACTGTCGGCAATGGATTTCATGGCTTTTCGATTTTCCAAAGGAAGAACAGCTTCCTGTCCTGCTTCGCCTACACCAATGACAGATGCATTTTTGAACAAACCACCTTTTGCATACCAGTTCGGACTATAGACAGGGGTTGAACTGGTACCGCCGTTCCCAAGGCTATGTGTTTTCCACTGAGAAATATAATACGAAAGCGTAGGCATTCTCACGGATTTCATTCCATTTCTTAATGATTGAGCCGCATTATGGCCAATGCTGTACATATCACTGAATGCGCTGCGAATAGTTCTCATAAAACTATTTAAAGAGCTATCCATACTCTTTGACATACTTCCAGAAACATAAGAAGAGATATCTCTTCCGATATTCTCCCATTTCTTATAAGCAATGTTGTACTGACTTTGGAAATGGCTTGTTACAGATTTGTCCATATTTCCAAGTTCTGTACTTACGGCATTTTTCATCTCCCTTGCCTTTAATGTCGCTTCTCTGGAAGAATTTCCCCATGAGCTAGTAGTTGTAGTTTCCATGCCTTTCATGTAAGTATCAGCCTGTTTCTGGATTTCCGAGAAATCATCTGTGGCATTTTTTGCCATTTGATTTGTGGCTGTTTGAGTGTCTCTTGATGCCTGTCCAACTGATGTTGATATAGTCTGCTGTGCTCCAACAATATTCTTGTCTACTGCTGATTTTGTGGCTAACGTAGCGTTCGGGAAGTCTTTTGCAAGTTTGTTGTTCAGTTCATCGAGTGGAACTCCTGCATTCTTCAATGAAGTGTAGACTGTATCTAATGCATCTTTGGTATTTGTGATAGTTCCACCATTATTAGCATTATCAAGTTCGTCCATGGCTGTTTTGTATGAACCACCAAAATCGTCAGATTTCAGACTCAATAAGTATAGCTCGTCTTTCAAATCCGAAATACTGATTTTTGATGTATCGAATTTACCAGCTGCTTCTGACACGCCATCTCCAAGTGCGGAGATTTGATTAGTCATACCCTCAACAAATTCAGCCGATACACCGGCCTGTGCGCCATACTGCTCAAGAGCTGTTCTAGCCTGATCGGATGAAACGCCATACTCTTTCAATTTTTCAACCATATCAGAGTACATTTCATCGTGAGTTTTTCCAAGTTCTTCATCCTTCTCAATAAGCTGCCACAACGCTTCCGATTGATCGTTTGTAAGATTTGCTACATCAGTCAGCTGTGTTGCGTAATCATGGAGATAACCACCATACTGTGTAGTCATTCCATTACCACCTTGCATGGTCTCAAAAAGTCCTGCTAATTTCTTGGTAAGTAATACTGCACCATCTACTGCAAGAGCAATTCCACCACCAGTTGCAACAAGTGAGCCTAACGATGTCCCAAGAGCCGGAATAGTTGTTGAGACTGCTTCTGTGATTGCGGGACTCAGCATACCTTGTACAGCTTTAGAAAGATTTCCAAATACAGTATCACCTGTAAAAAACTTAGTAATTGTATCAACTAATGGCATGAGCTTATTACCAATAGCAAAAACAGCCATTGCCTGAACAAATGTGCCGGCAGATGTTGTTCCAAGTCCTTCCCAGATTCCACCAAGAACGTCTCCGATAACCGTAAGTAACTGTGCAAGATGTTTTCCCCAGTCAATTTCACTGAGGAATACGCCTACATTGTGTCCAAACGCTTCCCAATCGACACCCCTTGCAATCTCGATAAGTGACGTGAGTAATTTGTTAATAAATTCTTCTAACTTCTGTCCATTCTCTTTCCAGTTGAATTCTTGCATGAATGTGGTGATTCCATTTGTAATGTTATCAACAAGATTTTCCCAATTAAAGCTTGCTGTAAATGAAGCCAATGTATCAAAAGCACCATTCAATCCAGTTGCAAGTGTATGAGCAATTTCACCGAAATTAATCTTTTCAAAGATTCCGTTCAAGCCTTCTGCGACAGCTGTTCCAATTTCTCCGTACTGGAGATTTTCTACGAAGCCTGAGAAAATATCCCATCCACGCATAAAGGAATTTCCAAGCAGATTGCCGAAGTTTTCCCAATTCACTTCACGAACAAGGCCAGTGATACCATTGGCAAATTTAGCACCAAGGTTCTTCCAGTCGATTCCTTCCAGAAGTTGGTTTGCAGTATTTACAATAGTATTCATACCAGCTCCAACGGTACGTCCCATCAAATCCCAGTTGATATTATCAACAAGGCTGTTGAAAGTCTGGGTGAACGCACTGGTGAATTTAGTGATGTACGGGCCTACGTTATTCCAGTTAATGAAATCATAAAGCTTTTGCATTCCCCAGTTGATGCCATCAGCCATGATTTTTCCAAGGCCTTTCCAGTCTTTTCTCTTAAAGGCATTTACAATGGCATCTGCCATTTCATTTGCCCTGTTGGACATTTTCTTGAATGCTTCGTCCCATGCTTTTTGATATGCAGATAAAGCATCGTTCAAAGCTGCATCAAGTGCTCCGATATGCCCCAAACCGCCTTTTCCAGAGCCAGAAGATGGATTACTTGTACTACCAGAATCAGAATTGTCATTAAGCTGATTCAGTTCATCAAATGAAAGAACTGACAATGTTTTTTTGAGCTTTTTGGCATTCTTATTTGCAGTATCAATAGAATCACTGGCATTATCCATATCATCCGCAATGTTACTTGTATCTACAGAAATACCGCCAGTAGATGATACAAAGTTAGACAGTTTGATTCCAAGAAGTTTTGCAATATAAGCGAACATTCTTTGTATTGCGATTACTATTGCATTGATATATGGAAGTACTGTTTGCAGTATAGGAATGAATAAGGAACCTATTGTTCTACCAAGGGATGCAAAGTTAGATTGAAGCATACGAATCTGATTTGCCGGTTGATTGATCGTGTTTGATAAATCAGCCCATGCATACTTAGAGTTGTTCAGCAAGATAATCGTTCTCAAAATCGTTTTATCTGCCTGAGATAACTTTGATATGCTGGTGTCGATTCCCAGATTGTATAATTCTTGTTGCATATTAGCATTACGGATATTGATGCCGTACTTGTCCATTGCACGGCTCATACCAGTCAAGCCAGATGCCATGTCCTGCCATACATCCTCGAAGTCCATGTTTCGTACAGAAGCAAGGTCAGCACCAATCATAGTGAGTGCATTAGACAATTTTAAGGCAGTCTCTGATGTATCGCCCATAGATGATGCCATCTGTGCAAATGTTGCCTGATACTGCATTGTTTTTTCTGGGTCAAGTCCAAGACTAGCGGTATTGGTTCTAGCAAGTTCACCAGTATCTGAAATTTCGAATCCTGTCAGTTTCTGTGAAAGCTGTTTTGCCCTTTCCTGGAATGAATTTGCATATGCTTCAGCGGATTTTATGCCACTTTTTTTCCATTCGTCAGTGTTGATTCCTTCTGCCACCTGATTGAACGCAGAGTTGAAATAGTTCAGGGTCTCTACATAGTTCATTGCGGATTCTACTGGCGATGTCAGAACATCTAATGCTCTTTTTACGAGGAAACCTTTGGCGTAAAGAGCACTCAACTTATCAGTTACTGAACTCATAGGATTTGACAATCTTCTTATTTTTTCACTAGCTTCAGAAGATGCATTTCCAATACCTGCGATTGCAGATACAGCTTTCCCGCCTAAAGAAATAGCTTTTGAAGCAAATTTTTGAAAAGCATTTGTCAGCCCATTGATTACAGTACTTGCTTTTGAACCTAACGAAGAAATCGTGTTAAATGAATTCGAAACGCTATTCGTGGCACGCCCTACTTTACTTCCAGACGATGCTAATACTGCAAGAGCTTCTGTCATTCTTATTGTGCTCGAACTGATATCTGGCGCGCTTTTCATTACGTCAAAAAACTTCAAAACCTCTTGTGCGAGAGTTGATAATTGACTTGCAGTCTTTCCGGTTTTATCTCCTGCACTAGCTAATTTTCCAAGAGAAGTAATAAAAGCATTGGTGGATGCTGATACTTCGCTCATAGATCCTAATTTAGTAGCCGCATTATTTAAACCTGTCGCAAGATTCGGAAGTTCCTTTGATACATTGCCGATATACTGTCCTGTACCGGCAAGTTTAGCTATAGCGGTTGTGAACCGGCTAACGCTCGGAGAAACATCTGGAATAGCATCAAGTTTCTGCATCTCGGTAAGAATTTTACCTAATTTTCCTGTATCAAACTGACTGAAATCGGATTTTCCAAGACGATTGATAGCGTTTATAGCCGCATTCAATCCATTTGCTTTAAAATTCACGCTACCTAAACTTTTTAAAGAATTGGAAAAATTATTTAACCGACTTATGTCAAGATTTCCAAGGGCAGTGTTTAATGTATCTAATTTTTTTACAAGGTTATTAATAGACCGTACCGCCTGAGTTGTGCTACTGTCTATTTGTATATTGAGGGTATCTATGGTATTATCGGCCATTAAAGCACCTCCTTTTAATCAAAAAAATAAAGGGCAGACAAGACTTTTAATCCTGCCTGCCCTCGTCATTATTACCATGATTCAACTCAAAATTTGCTTGCATGAGTTGCAATGTCATGAGCAACCTGTCACGTTGCCGTTTCTTTTCTGTTTCAGAAAGATTCTCTTCATCCTCTTGTTTTTGCTTTTCAGCTGTTTGTGAAAATGGTTCTTTAAGGTATTCAGCCTTTGACTTTTTACCAATAAGCACATTTGCAACCGCAGTCTGCACAGCACACATCGTGTACATGTTGAACTGCCATGCTTCTGCATCTGATACTTTACGTTTCAAGTTATAGGCTTCCATATATGGTTCTAAATCATATGGTGTGGAATCCCAAAACTTTTCCTCAGAAACGCCAATAGACAAATAAAGTGGAAGTAGCTTTTTGTGGACTACCTCAGGAAAGCTCAGCTCTTCTTCTTGTGATCCTGTGGAGTCTTCGGAAGTTTCGCCTCTGCCCTCTCCATTGCATTTATCATGCCGGATAAAAAACCGTTCTTCTCAAGCTCCTTACTTGCTTTTTCAAATAAAATGAATCCATTCTGAGGATTTTCCTCTGTGGATTCATCTTCGTAATCGTCTAGAAGATCACATACTTTTTCGTATGCTACTTTCTTTTCTTCTTCGGTTTCATACCCGAATTCATCTTTGTGTTTTCTTTGCAGTCCTGCCAGAATCAGTTCTGGAAGCATTTTAATCATATCTTTCGGATTGTTGATTGCTCCCATAGAAGACACCTGCGTAAGAATGTCTGACTGAGTAAGTACGCCATATCCGAATTTTACTTTGTATGTTTTATCATTTACTGAGAAACTAAACATAAATTATCCTCCCTGTTTTATATCTTATTCAGCAGCCGCCGTCGGCTCAATTTTGGTATCCAGTCCCTTATATGTATTGATGATAAGAGAAATGGACATGGTTGCTGCTTCGTTCTGTGCAATTTCTGGCATTGGAATTTCGCGACCGCATTCTGCAATAACAAAGAATGCGTCGGACATATCCGGGAACGACACCTGAAACCAGGTTGCCAATCCTGTAGTTTTTGCAGCCTTAGAATCTTCGTACAGTTTCTTAATCTGTTTAACAGATTTGTCTGGATCCATAATAAATTCAATCTCCCAAGTACCACCTGTATCCTGTCTACCAGCTGCATACTGAGTCAGATAATCTTCCAGTGCAGAAACGTCAATCTGTTCTGTGTCAAGAGAAATACCGCCGATGGAAGAGGCTTCTTCCAGCTGTGTGAATTTGGCAGGTTTTGTACCTTTCACGGTTTCAACGGCATATGAAAATTTCACACCAAGTGTAGTTAATCGTGCCATTTTGGCTCCTTTCTGCCTTTCGGCTATAATTTGTTGCAATAAAAAAGAGCCTTAACGGCTCTGGTTCTAGTACGTAACCCTGTACCGGGAGATAAAAGGATCACCTCCTTCTAGTCTTCTTTGCTTGCCTGCTTTACAATCTGATTTACATAATTACTAAGTCCTGCAACGAGGATTCCCTGTGTGATTGCGGTAAAAATTGCCATTGCGATTTCCTGTGCGCCAGATATAGCGCATGTAGCAATAACATAAATTCCACAAATCAGAATGCCTAAAGCACCAAGGATTGCCGGGATATATTTGTCCGGTATGACTTCGGATTTTTTGATTCCCATTCCGATAAAGTACAGTACAACCGCGACAATAAGAAGTTCCGGTTTCACGTAATTCATAATCTGTTCCATGTTTTTCTCACTCCTTTCCTAGAGTAATGTGCCAGTATATATCCGGCTATATCTGCTAACAACACGTTTTATGCTGTTATCAGCATTATTTTGTCTTACGGGCCCGTATATCCTACGGAACCCCATGCCAACCATAGCCTTGTGACTGGCATCGTCAATTTCATATGCTTTTGAAGAAGCTTTTGAACCAGTCGCATAGGATTCTGATTGGAAAGATGGCGTTGTCGCGCACTCATCTCCCTCAAGATTGCCACGTGATGTTGGATTTCCAAGTAAGAACAAACGTGCGTAAACCCTTTTGTTTGAAGCTACCGTCTGACTTTCGTCATTAGAAAAGTTCCCTTTTCCTACAACGGGTTCAATAGTTGCTTTCCATCGTTCAAATACATCCGAAACTGGATTTTTCACTACATCTGGCATCTCTGTCACCACCTTGTTTTGAGCATAGAAAAAGCACCCACCATTCCGGTAGATGCTTTTATATTTTACAGTATACATAAAACAGACGTTATATTCAGTAAGAAAAGGTGATATGTTTTTATGCAGAAAATACTTCTTTTGCGATTCTACGGATATTCTGCATAATTTCTACGCTCGCTTTGTAAACGGGCATTGTAGCCTCTGTACCGTAAGAACGCACCCATTCGCCAGAATCTGCCACATATACCCACGATTCGTTTTTTCCTTTCCCCTGTCCGTAGGAACCAATGGTATATCCGAATTCTTCTCCTTTTGGATGGGGACTTGTTCCTGCCGGAGTGTTGTACGAAATACCAGCACCGAATTCTATGAACAAAAGTCCAGAGCCTTCGCACACAAGAGTTGCCTGCGCGTAATTTCCGAACCTGTTGATTTTGATGTAGGTATTGTGGTTTTTATCAGAATCTCCCTGTGCCAACATAATATTTTCGTCTATGACAGGAATTCCCAATTCGCAAAGCCTTTTAAGAAATACTTCATTTTTATCGCAAAGACTGTTTTGATATGCTTTCAATTCTTTGATTACATTTCCAATAGATTTTTGGCTCAGATTGCATTTGATTACTCGTCCGCTCATTCTTCTGCACCTATCTTTTTAATTCCATATCTAGCCAGATTTCCTCTTTGCGTATCAAGGATTTTCTTCAAACGATAATCTGGTGGTGTTGTAGGAATACCATCTTCCAGAACCAGATTTCCCAGTGCGTCAACCTGTGGCACAGTATCAATCCAAAATACATCTCCCTCTTGCGGATGGAAAGAACGGTTAAAGGAAGTAATGTACCTGTCGTAATCCGGCACGATTCCTGCTGATATTTCCTCTGGCGTTCCTGCGGTAGATGATACGGAAAACTTAAAACTTTGTGGCTGATTGTATGTCGGTACGGTATCTATTCCATCAAGTGTTTCGGTTACTCTTGACCAGTACACGGTCTGTTTCTGTCTTTTTAATCCTCTCATAATACTTTCTCCAATGCAAAAAGGGGGAGCATTTCTGCTCTCCAATAAATGGTTGATTGTTTATTTTATTTCAGTTTCGTTCTACACTTCTTCAGATTTATCCATCTCAGAATCTACATTGTTCAAGATTGCGAACACATCTGTCCTCCGACTTCAATCTTTACTCTCATGTCTTTTCTCCTGTTCTTAATCAATATAAGCCCTCTTCCATGAACTACCTCCTAAAAAATAAGTACACCATCATCATTTACAGCTGGCATAATAGGGTTTTCATTTATGCAATCATTTTTTCTACTCCAACAGGGGACACATAAGTAAATTGGTTTCCTAAAACATCTTTTGCAACGCCAATTACAAAGCATCCGTAATCGGCAAGCATATTGCACACAAATTCCTCTGCTTCAACCCAATATTGTTTCTTGACCATACGGTGAAGTTCTGGTAGCAAGCCATAACTGAACATCGCACAATGCCCTAATTCATGGATAAACACGCGGTTCAGAAGTTCTCCACGCAGATTATTTGCAATCGAAATTATCATTGTAGAATAATCCGATACCGCAAGTGTTCTCTGACCTGTGCGGTCAATTAACATGCTGTCGTGCGGAGATACGAACTGCACTCTCCATAGGTCTCCGTTCATATAGAATTGTCTTAGCATGGTTTATCACCATCCCTTTCAAATTAACTCAAGTTCTTTGAATACTTCAAAAATCTTCGGAGATTGAATCGCAAACCAATCAACTGTGGTTTCATCCTGTCCGAACTGTTCCATATGTTGCCAATTGCACTGCAATCCACTTTCCGACAAGAATGCATGAATAATTTCGTGTCTCAACTGCTTTTTCTGTAAGAAGTCAAAATCACCAACGTTATTTACGTTGTCCGTTCTGATAACAATTTCCTTTGCAGTATTATCTGTAAAGCCGTCAATATCTGCATTTTTAAGTTCTTTTAGAATAATTCTGTAATTCGTTCCAAGAACATTTATTACACATTTTTCCATCATCAATCTCCCTAATTAAAAAGCCCCTGTTACATTCCTGTAACAAGGGCAAAATTCATTTAATATTCAATTCATCTGCTGTATCAGACGAGTTAAGTCGGTTTTCATCGACTGTCTAAGAGTCGCATCTGCATCTGACCACATCTCTGTAAGATTTCTGACGATATCGGATGTATATTCTTTCATAGAATCATCCATCTTACGCTTGGAATCAGAATCTTTGGAATCATGGTAATGTCTGCGGTTCTCGCTGTATCTGTCATAGCTTTCACCATATCTGGACTGCTTATGGTTCATTCCATCCATTCTCATATCACTACGATCTGGATGATAACCCATGCGGTACATATTACGTTCAAACTCTGGATTGTTCAGATACTCGTCCATCCAGTCATCATCTTCCATGTACAGATACGGCTTGTATCCCATACGGCTTCCTCTGCCTTTTGGTGCAAATCTGCCGTTTGCATAACGATATCTGTCATATCCCATGCGTCCAAGATATTTCTCTTCCTGTTCACATTCGTCCATAGCTTCTACGATTCTGTAATCTTTATCTGCACAAATCGCACACTTTACGGATTCCATGCAGTCTTTCAGATCGTCCCAGTCTTGAGCACTGAGATTATCAAAGCCATGTGTTTTGGCTTTTTCCATAGCCCATTTTCCCATTTCCATTGCAACTTTATGCATTACAGTGCCCCCTTTCTAACAGCCTGTGTAACAGGTGTGTCTGTTGTTGGGGCTGTACCATTAATTGCAGTTAAATTATTACTCGGACTACAAGCCGGGTTTCCTAGCATCTTGAATACTCCACCAGTTGCACTTGTAGCTACTCTGGTTGCGTACTTCGTTCTGGTTCTTACGCCACAAGCTGTAACCTGTGCGCAGCAACGATTCTCTAGCGGATACAAAGTTGTTCCTGTTCCTATTTGAATCATTACCGGGGCAGTAATCGTAGTGGCTTCTGGTATGCTTTGTGCGATAACAATGCAATACTTTTCTCCATTGGAATAACTGCCTGCCGGGAGTGTAACCACAAGATTCCCACCAGTGAATGCGACAGACTGGCTTATCACAAGATGGTTGCAGAGCTTACAAACATTTTTACAACTCATATTTCTACCTCTCAATCAAATAAGAGGTGAGCCGCAACCCACCTCTTAGAATTAGTCAACCTCTAAGGGCGAGTTACTTAGCAGCAACCGTTTCCATATCCGTTGCATCCTGCGTATGCATACGGAGCCGGTACCTGAAATGCAGGAATCGGGGATGGATTGATTGAATTGATTAATCGCTGCGTCTGTGCATTCATTTCAGTTACAATCAGCGCGGACTGGCGATCCTGAGATGCAGCACGCTTCAGATCAGAGTTCTCTGCCTGCAATGTTGCAATCTTATCATTCGTCAAGAAATCAAGGATTGCTCTTGTATTGCTGTTCTGATTGTCCAGAATATCTCTGGTATTGTTGTTCATTGTGTTTTGAAGAGCACAAGTGTTGGTTGCCAGGTTGTAGTTGATACCCTGGATAGCTTCCCTGTTGTCGCAGCAACACTGAGCTAACTGAGACTGCAATGCGTTTGTGTTCTGCATATTAGCTACTGTATCAGCGTTAATTGCCTGTTGAACACCATTGAATCCCTGAAGCATTCCAACATTCACACCATTGAAACCACTCTGCATGGTATTGTTGAGAGCATATGTGCTGTCACAGATGCCCTGCTGAATACCTCTGATACCATTCTGAATATCGTTAAGAGCAAAACTCTCATTGATATCTGCACGTGTGGCCCATCCTTGGAATCCAGCACCATTTGCACCATTGCCACCGAAGCCGCCGCCCCAGCCGCCAAAACCTCCCCATCCGAAGATAGCAAAGATCAAGACAAGCCAGATAAGTGAAAATCCATCACCGCCCCACATGTCATTGGCACGGTTATTAGAGCCTGTAGCAGCTGCAATGTCACTAAGGCTGTAATTTGAACCATTCATCATGTTTTTAGTCTCCTTAAATATTATTTACAATAGGAGACATCCGCGGCTGTCGTCCCAAATTGTAGCGATTTTTAATCACCCAATTATGGGGAAATGTTATAATCCAAGGAATTTCTGGATAATTCCGTCTGGTGATAAGTGCTTTTCATTAAATACATTTTGCTGTATTTGATGTAATTGATCTGTATCACCTTTTTTGTATAAATCCAACGCATTCTTCAATGTCGGATTGTTTCCTGCAAATTTACTCATATCGTTCATCATGTTATCCACACTTCCGAACCTCTGAGAAATCATTTTCTCAAATTGCTTTTTCATCATGGCATTAGGATTGAAACTCATCTTTGCTTACCTCCGTTCTGCTTAGATACCGATGTCTCCGACATTTGTGTCGGGAACATGTTTTTTATTTCAGAAATCTCAGAGCAAACATCATTCCGAAGCTGATTAAACATTGCTTCAATGTCAATCTGTTTTTCTTCCTGCTTTGGATATTGTTCTTCTGGATTTATAAGCCGGTAAACAAAGATTCTGCTTTTTCCGTCTGCCTGCAATTGCTTTTTATATATTTCTGTTCCATCTGTCTTTGGATAGTAAACAGGGTTGCCAGACATATCAACGTCCTTTGCTTTTACAGTATCAATCCCATCAACCATCTGTCCTTGAAGCATTGGCATTTGCTGCATTTGTTGTACAGGCTGCTGCATCTGCATTTGTCCATATGGCATTGCCTGTTGATAGTTATTCTGTAATTGTGCCAACCTGTCTTGATACGGCTGTATTTGTCCGTAAGGGTTGCTCATCATTGGCTGTTGCGGATAATACGGATAACCTGCCATAATCTGTTCCTCCTGTCCGGGATTCAAGAATCATATCCATATCATCTATAGAACGATGCTTTTCCCATATACCCTCGTAAGGGTTTCTTAATATAATCATTACGTTTTCTCCTATGATTATATTATATAGGAAGGAACACTGTATTTGAACGTCACTATTTCGCCACATTTCCGCCATTATACAAAGAAAAGCCCCGAATATACATCGGGGCAACTTTGGCAATTTTTTGCTTTATTTTTTTATTGATTCGGTCTATGGTTCTGGGGCTGTACTCCATTAATTCAGATGCTTCCCATAATGTCTTTTCGTCATAAGCCCGTAATCTAAATAATTTTTCTTCGCGTGAATCAAAACCTGCTTCTTGCAAGTAAAATTTTCTTTCATCTTCTGAAAAATCTGCATAATTCATATAACTCCACCGTCCTCCCTTACAAGTGGAATCAATTTGTTACATAGGAAATACACCGCTCAACATAAATCCTACAACTGCTCCCACGACTGCCGTTATAATGCATACAATAATAGTGTCATAACGTTTGCCAGGGACTGCCATGAGGATTTTTAAATTGTTGTTCATCTCATCGACTGTTTCTTTGATATGATCTAAGTCATTGCTATACAGGGCAGTCTTCTGTTCGAGTTTATTAATTCTAGAATAAAATTCCTTGTGTCTTTCAGACTGCTTTTCCTGCATATCATGAATATTTTTTTCAATTTCTTCGAAGCGGTGATTGTTAAAGCACTCATGTTCACATCCCATCGCTTTTCCTTTCTTTCACTCCCTATAAAATTTTTGCTCTTTCCCTACTTTAATGAGCAACCCTGCAACGTACCGGGAGGAAAAACACATTGCGTTCCATCCCATCTTTTTTAACTCAAACTTCCAGCAAAAGGAAAAACACCATGATTAATATAAATTTCGGTTTCAGATTCCCAACTTCTATTTACAGAAGATTCAGAATGTGATCCTTGGAACTCAGCCCCCTGCTTCACAAGAAAATAGAGGGCTAAATCAAATATGCAATCATAGCATTTTTTCATGTCGTTTTTGATTTTGTCATCAGTGTAACTAGAGGGGTAATTTCGCTTATTTTTAAATGAACGAATTGCCCGGTTTACAGAAAGAGTGAGCATGGACTCAGATTCTGGATTATCTGCTAAATAAAGTGATAATTCTTCCATAAGTTCTTCATTCATTTAATTCACCGCCTCTTTCTGCGTTACTGCTGAGATAATATTTCAGAAATGATACCAGCCTTATTAGTTGCTGTCAGGGCATAGCCATTATCACTTGCAAGCTGTCTTAACTGTGGTACAGTCATATTAGACAGCTCACTTTCTGTATACTTGTGTGTTGGTACATTATCTGCACTCGCTACAGATGGTGACTGGCTGTTCTCGTCAAGACTATGCCCGTTTATTCCCCCTTTGTACCGATAACGATACCGCCATTAGCTTTCGGAGCAACCGGAACGAACATACCGGACGCTTTTGTCCATACTGCAACCGGATCCTGTGTAGCCCACATGGACAGTGTTACGAAAGAACGGTTTTCTTCCTGAATGAACTGTCTGTATTCAAGTTCCTCAGGTGTCACGCCCCAGAGTCCTGTACCGAAAGAACCGTTTGCATCTGCTTCATACAGAGTAAATACATCTTCTTTGAAGTATCTGCCTGTTTTAAGAGAACCATCTGCTTTTCTGAAGTGGAATTTCTCATCGCAACGATCAATTGTGATTCCGTATTCCTGCATAAGCAGATTTGCAAGTTCCTGTTTGGTCAGAAGACGTTTGTTTGCTGCTCCCAGAACTGCTGTCTGCATAGCAGTATTGTTTCTCATGTAGTTAATCATCTTTAGAGATGTAAGTGCTTTGTTTACAACAAATCCGTTGTCTTCTGCAACTGCAACCATCTTTTGGATATCACCCATGATGTCCGCATCTGGTGTAGCCCAGTTGGCAAGTGTTACTTTTGCACCAGTCGGTACGCCGTAATCAATATTCAGATTTACATTGTTCTCGTTGACTTTTACGGCACCTGTAGAAAGGAACTGTCCTTTCATAACATTCGCTCTGGTAACAACACCTTCAAAAAGGTAAGCTGCATCATCAAATACAAAGTTTTTCAGTGCTTCGTTATCCGGCACACCGTTTTCAATTGCCTGCTGTAATCTTTCGGACTGATTGACTTTTCTCTTAATAAAGAGTTTTTCAGTCAGAACTTTTTCGAAGCCCGGTCTTGTTCCGATTTCTGCTTCAGTATCAAGCGCATGAACGAATGCCACTTCTGGCAGTCTCTGTCCAGCCATAAGTCTGTAGTATTCAGCTTTCAGGTACTGGGTTTTAACATCTGGAAAAATGATATCAAGGATACCAGGTCTTTTAACACTGAAATTCTGAGAGAAGTTAAGTCTTTCTTCCTGTGTAATTGATTCTAATACATTAAATGGCATCTGTTATACCTCCTTAAAATTCTGGGTCTGTAGTGGTTACGAAAACAATTCCCGCTTTTTCAAGTTCTGTCTTTGCGGTAGTATCGACTACTGCCGGAAGTCTCTTTTCAAGAACACGTCCTGCAACAATTACGGAAATTGGTCTCTTTACATCGTCTGTCATATCAACCTCTTCAAATACGATTCCTTTTGCACCGGTTGCATTTGTCGGATATACAGAACCTGCTTTGATGATCTTCTTAGTTCCAACGGTTTCAGCATTTGTCTGTTCTGCTGTATAGGTTTTAAGTACCAGTCCTACCTCGGATTCGAGGATATTAGGTGTGGATTCGTACTGCTCTGTTTTCATAAAAGCCATAATCTAAATCTCCTTTACTTGAATTAAATATTTACCGGTGCGTTATCGTCCGCCGGTTTGATTTCTGGGTTCATTCTTGCTGAGTACGCTTTTGCATATTCAGATGCATCACTTTTCTTTGTCTCGTTACTGTCGCCAGCTCCACCACCCGGATTAGGCGTGTTTTCAAGGATTTCTTTTTCCCATGCAGCTTTTGCAGTATCGAGAGTTGTTTTATTTATTTCGGAAATTCCATCAACAAAAGTCTGTGCTTCTTTGAGTGCATCTTCTTCATTCATATTGGAAAATGCTTTGATTGCTCCTGCGTAGGCATCATCTTGCATTCCTGCATTAGCAAAAATGGAAGTGATTTTTCCTGTCAGTGCTTCTCTCTGGGAAGTTGCAAGTGCGGATTCAAGGTCAGAAATTCTTTTCTCGTTTGCAGCTTTTTCTTTCTGGCGTTCCAGTTCTGCTTTCTCAGCGTCTGTCATATTCTGCTGTTTCAGCTCTTCCAATTCTTTTTCAAGGTCTGCTGCCTTGTTGGCTTTTTCTTGTAATGAAGCATTTTTGTCTTTTTCTTTCTTTACTTCTCCTGTAACGGAATCAAGGTATTTAGACACCTGTTCATCAGATGGTTCCTCAATTCCCATACCGATAAGTACTTGTTTTGCCTGTTCTCTTGTCATGAAATCTCCTTTCTTCCAGACCAACACACTTTGTTCACACGGTTCGCTCCGCACATGATCTGTGCCCGATTTGCGCTCACGGGCTGTTGCAATATTTTTGAGTATTAAAAAAGGAATCTCAGTTTTCCAAGATTCCTTAAATAATTAATGTAAAAATCGTCTATTCTTCACCAGTGGAAGAAATTGTTGCTGATTGATTTTGAATTGATTTCTGACTAAAATCTTTAATCAATTCTTGTGCTTTCTTCATTTCTGCGTCTGGGTTTGCCAGTTCGGGATAAACAGTTCCAAGATATGGTAAGCTCATTTCATATACCTTTTGCGGATCGCTGAATAATCCACAAGTAATCAATGCAATAAGCGGGTGAATTTTATTCTTGAACAGATAATCAAGTGCCTGTGCTTTAACAAGCATGTTATCTGTTGGGTTTCTGGTGATTTTGACATCAAAATCTCTGGTAGAAATCTTGACATCATTGGAGGTTTTGCGAATGATGTTGAGAATAATTCTGACAGAAGCTTTTTCGGCTTCTTTTGTGAATGCTTCAACAAGTTTTGCATCTCGCTCTGCAAAATCCCATCCATTACGCAAATATACAGCATTACCAGTATCACCACCGGTGTTGCTCTGGCGGTTTGGCATTGCTTCTACAATCAGCATATTATTATAAATGTCGTCTTTAGCAACTTGGCTCTCCGACTGGTTTAATTCCGCAGTCATCAAGTCAACATCTGACTGAACACCGTTTCCAGCATCTTTTACAGATATTGCTCCTAGCTTGACCATTTTCAAAAATTCATTCTCGTCAACTTCACAGTTTTTGAATTTCATAAATGCTTGAACAAACTGTTCAACACCGTTTAATCTATCCGACTGATACTTGTTGATCGCATCAAATGCTGTAATTGCAATTTCGACATCAGATAGCCGGTCATGGTTGTTTGGATACTCGATAATTGGGATTCCGCCAAAGCCATTAATGCCGCTGACGGTTACTTGTCCGTTCTTTATCTTGAAATATTGATTTGAAGAATAGCAAAGATAATATTGCTGATTCTCTTCATCTTTCAATATTTGAACAGATAGCATTGCTTTTCCTGTGTTTCTGGAATAAACAATATAAACATCTCCCGGATACGGAATAAAAATTCTAAATGGTGGTAAATCACGGTCTTTTGTCCAATCGTCTTCTCGTAGAATTGCTTTGTATGCAGTTCCTACGGCACTCTGGTATATTCCAAGCTGAATATTTCGGGCATCCGCATTTGCTTCGTCCAGATAATCATTCAGCAGGTCGACCTGCTCATTTATCTTTTTATCTGCTTTTTTCTTTTTGCAGACATATTGAATAGGTTCTCCATATATTTGTCCTGCCTTAAACTTGACAACTTCCAGAGCGTGATTTTCGACAACTCTGTTATTTACTTCCGGTCTCACAAGCTTTTCCCGATATAAGATTGGTTGGTCGCCTTTGTAGTACCGATAAAGATAATTAATCATCATTCTGTTTCGATTATGTGTACCAATCGTATCAGATAGAACTTGAATAACATTTTCGGTAGTAATTTGAGCTACGCCAGTGTAGGCAGTTTTTCTGCCAAAATCGCCTTGGCATAGGTCAACAAAATTGCTTTTGTTTCTTCCCACTGCCTATACCTCCTGTTTTTGAGCATGAAAAAAGCACCGAGTTTTCACCCGATGCTTCATACATTTTCATCATATATTATACATAATCGGAAAGTTATATTCAGTAAGAAAAGGTGTTAACTTTTGAAATTAAGCATTTCTTTTACGTAATTTACTGCTTTCCCGTGAAATTGTTTAATATATTCTTCATTGTATTCCATTTCATCTGCAATGACAGTTAGCTTTTTTCCCTCTACGTATCGTTTATACAAAAAATCATAATACTGGGGATTTTCCACAGACTCTATAACATCTATAAGTTTCTGCTTTTTCTCCATAAGCTCTACCACATTGTCAGCTAGTTCTCGCTGCGCATCCACCAATTTTGCAATTGTATCGCCTATTTTATCTTGGCTTCCAGAAGTTTGAACGCGTTCAATGCCATACGTCGAAGCACTAATGCTAGTAGCAAGCAATTTTAAGTGTTCGATTTCTTCCAGTTTGTTATTTATAATTTTTTCGTATCGTTGAATTTGATTCAGATACTCCTTTATATCCATGCTATCTCCTTCCCCAGAATGGATTCTGCATTGCTGTCGCTTTACCGCCTAATGGATTTTGTACGTACTCAGCCATCATTGCCAAAGAATCAATTCCGTCATCATGTGGTACTTTTGCCCTAGTGGTGTACGTAGTTACATTAGCCATAAATAACCCGTAATCAGACTTTGCTTTGTACTGACTTGGATGCAGAAAATAAAAATGTTTTGCTATATAGTCCGAATTTACAAGAATCTTTGTTTCTTTATTTGCTGACGTTGGTTTTGTCTCAATTTCAGCTCGGCACTTTCCAGTAATCATTTTCTGGATATTGTGTGCTACACGGTTTCCGACATTATTTGATTCGAAACAAATCTTATGTGGATTATGTCTTACCAAAATATCTGCTGTCTTTCTATCCAAAATGTCATAGTCTGTAGTATCATCAAACACCACATCGGGAAAGAAGAATTTATCTCCGTATTGGTATGCAATCGGTAATGATTCGAAGTCGGTTCCTTTATCTTTTGTATCGCATACCGCCCATATTGCATCTGCATCTTTATCTGGAATGATGATGTATTCATCCGCGCATCCATCCGGCACGTCTTCTTTACTGAAAAAGAATCGTTTTAATTTGTCCGGTGGTAACAATAATCCCTCACGTTCTACCGGTTGCTGCTGGTAAAGACAGTTGTAAGAAATTTCATCCATGGATTCTTTAGCATCATTGAAATATTTCTCTGAGAATCCATTTACCGTAAATAGAAAATTACTTTTGCCGTTCTCATCAAGAGCCGGCACTGCAATGAACCTTGCCCGTGGGTTTCCGGCATATAGTTGTTGCAGTTTTCCGATAGGGTCATGTACTGACCATCTGGTGGCAATATAAAACTCTTTGCATCCCTCAAGTCTACGGGAACGCAAGTCATTTACCACTTTTGTCCAGAGAGTATCAAGTCTATTTTTGTTCAATGCTTCCTCAATACCAGACACAAGGTCATCGGCAGTAAGAAATCTATTGCATCTAGTGGCACCAGTCAAAGAGCCATCAATAGAACGAAATGTCCATGTCTTAAATCGTCCGTTTCTTTCGAGATTGACTGTAGTTTCCTTTGCATTTGTTCCTTGAATTTCTACGTTCGGAAATACCTCATGCCACGTGTATTCCACGGGATCATTGATAATTTCCAGAACACCATCATAAAGGGAACGTGTCAGAATGCTACTGTGTGCCGAAGACAGGTTAAAGTCATTCGGGAACCATCCGCCTACCAATGATAAAAAGAAATCTTCCAGAGTACTCTTGCCACAGCCCGGAGGTACGCTTAATGCAAATATATCTAGTTTGTCATCCATCAGGTCTTGCAGTGAACCTATGATGTTATGCTGTAAGAACACATTTCTTCGTGGTTCGTAGAATCGTTCTTTCGGGATTCGGTTCTTTTCAAGGTAAAGGAGCCCGCTGTCAACCTGATAGTTCTGTGCTTCCAACAGCAAATACTGCCAGTACAAATCGTCAAATGAACCGTTTCCTGTAACCGCTGCCTGTTTCGCAACTTCATTGTGAGCGTACCGACTGACTTTCATTGCCATATTCCGTGCATCTGGATTATCCTTGAAAGGAAGGTCAATATTCATATTCAAAAGTAAATCAAGGCAATCCTTTTGATTCTGTAAGATTGACATATCATCGTTGATAATTCTGATCAGTATTGAACGGTACCATTCAAGCGAACCTTCTGTATAATTGCTCATAAAAAAAGAACCAGACCTCCCCTCTTGTTTTAGGATTTAGTCTGGCTCTCATGTGGCTCTTTGACTGTTATTCACTTGCTTTGAAGTTATATATAGGTTTGATAATATCAACTATTTCTACGGTATCTTTGATATTATCAATAATTTCTTGCGGTGGTTTGTAAGCCATAGGGCTTTCATCAATCGTAGATTTCTGAACGGATGTTGTATATATCCCGTCCATAGACTCCTTAAATTCTTCTAATGAGATATTTTCTTTTGCCTTTGATCGGCTCATAATACGTCCTGCGCCATGCGGGGCTGAACAATTCCAGTCCTCGTTTCCTTTTCCGAATGCGATAATGCATCCGTCTCGCATATTCATTGGAATAAGAACTTTCTCACCATATTTAGCTGATATTGCACCTTTCCGAACAATATTTGTATCGTGGTCAATATAATTATGAATTGTGTCGAACGATGTATTTCTTTGGAGTGTCCAATTCATGCTGTAGAATATAGCTGACTGTATGCACCGCCTGTTTATTCTCGCAAACTCTTGACAGATTTTCATATCATGCAGATATTGTTTTCTGTGTTCTCCCGTCAAGTAACATAATTCTTTCGGAATACCTAGTTTGCCAGGCTTCCATTTTCGTTTTAATTCATCAATGCCATTTTGAATTTCTTTGTGTCTGCCAGAACGTTTGTATTCTTTCACCAATTTTTGTATTTCAGTTTCGAGTTTGTCTGTACCCTGCATGTCTTCTATGGCAATTTTTTGATATATTTCAGCTACTTGTTTTCCAAGGTTGCGGCTTCCAGTGTGAATGACAAGATAATTTACCCCTTTCGAATCAGTGTCAACTTCAATAAAATGATTTCCGCCCCCAAGCGTACCAAGACTCCTGCGAATCCATTCGATATTTTTAAGCTGATGAAAGCAGTGGAGTTCTTCTAATTCTTCAAAATTTATGATTTCGTCACGTACATTTCTTCCTGCCGGAACATTGTTTCTTATTACTTCGTCAAGGTTTTTTAAATCTATTGTTCCCACATCAGCAGGAATTTGTGTTGTAAGCATTCCACATCCAATGTCCACGCCAACAATGTTCGGAATTACTTTATCTCCGAGATCAGCAGTAAAGCCAATTACACATCCTGCTCCTGCGTGAACATCTGGCATGATTCGTACTTTGCATTTAGAAAATGCAGGCTGTTTTATCAATGCATAAATCTGATTTAATGCTTCAGGTTCGATATTTTCTGTAAATATCTTCAAGTCGCTCATAATGGCGCTCCTTTCTGGCTCTCTGATTAATGATTTATCCTTTCCTTTCAACAACAGTTATGCTACCCTCAAATACTCCGAAATTAGAAGATTCCTGGAATGTGTGAGTCTCGGCAATATCATCATCAGTCATAGGGCGTGTGAGATACCATAGTGAATCATCTTTCCATGTAATTTCCTCTAACTTTTGGTTTGGTTCCAACTCTAATGTTGTATTTCCGCCGCAATTTCTTGTGGCAAACTGGCACCCTGCCATTCCAAGTGTCAGCGCTAAAGCTGTTATTACAACGGTTATTTTTTTCATGATTATTCTCCTTCCAGCACTTTAATAATAATTTCTTCAATTGCGATAAAATCAGAACACGACATATTGGTTTTCTTAGAACGAAAATATATATCAATTTCTTTCAGTAACAATTTATGTATCCTGATTTTCTGGTCATCTGTAAGATAATCTTTTTCAATTGGTTTTTGGTTGTATATATCAGACCATTCTGATGCAGTTTGTTTTATTGTGATTCCTCGGAATGCATTATTAATTATTAACAGCCATTCTAAATAAGGCAGTTCTTCTTTACATTCTAGTGTTATTTTGAGCGGTATGCCTTCTTCTACGTTCATGAGATCAAACGGAATTATTTTTGAACCAATTTTAATAAGGCATGTATCGTAATTACATATTCTTTGAGATTGGAGCTTGATATATGTAACTTCTTTTTTTAATGGGTCAATTTCAATCCGTGCTTTTACTTTTTCGCCTGTTTCTATAATTTGCACAGGTACATATTCTATTGAAATCATGCATTCACCTCAATCTGGAATACCTAATTGTTTGTAAGTAAATACCGCTGTATATTTCTTTCCGCATTTGCAGCAAGTTTCTGTAATAGTGCAAGTTTTTTCTTTGTCATTACATTTCGATTCTGTATCCGAACTTTTGAATTTGCATCTACCTGTCAAAATACATTTAATCCGTTTTGTGTTCATCCTGTTCTCCTTGCAAAACTTTTCTGATGCAATCCTCAACAAGTATAAAGTCTTTATATGACATACGCATCTCACAATTGTAAAAATGCTTTCCAATTTCATTTACAATTAATTTATAAATTCTAAACTTGGTTTCTTCCGAAAGCTCGTCCAGTTCCATAGGCTTAGTTTTTTGAAGTTCTTCTGAATCACTGGCAACTGATTTAATAACATCTTCATCAGGCACTTTTATAGAATCAATAGCTTTAACAATGTCCGGAGTGTTTTTTGAACGCGATATAACCTTGCGCCATTCAGCAACAGTTCTTTCACCTGCGTCTTTCTGAATGAAAGTGTTTAAAGTGTTCCCCCTATAACATTTTATCACTGCATCATCATTTTTTATTTTTATCGAGTATTCAGTTCTAAGATCAAATACGGTACATTCAGTGCTGAATTTTAAAATAGTTTTTTGAATTGGTGGGAATGATGTAAGAAGAATTTCTTCAATCTCAATTTGTGCGTGAGTTTCTATTCCAAGATCAACGATTTCAATTGGAACAGGTCTAATTAATTCTTTCATACATTCACCTCACAATGCTTCTAAGCGAATCCCACCACTCGTCTTTTTCATTTACATCTTCTACTCGCTCAAACATAAATTTAAGTTTATAGATTCCAGATTCTGTTGTAGCTGAGTCGATATGCATGAGTTTGAATTTTCTTTTAAGACATCCAATTTCAAGAATGCATTCCTCCGGAAGATCAGTGTAATTCATGACGCATTCTACCCAAATAATCCGTCTGCCTTCTTCATGATGTACTTCAATGTCAGCTAGTGCATTAATGATTTTTTCATCAATAATCTTAATTGGATAGTTCACTACACCATATTTTTTCATACATTCACCTCAAACTCTTTCTTGCAGTTACTACCCTTGCACTTCAATTTAAGATGCTGGATTTTTGTCTCTGGGCTAATCAGAAGTGCTTTCTTCTCGCAAAAAGGACAACAATACCACAGTTTGCCATTGATGTTCTTTATTAATGCCCGTCCGTCCCACGGCTCCGGTGGGTTCATTGCCTGAGAGAAATCTATCCCCTCAGATTCAAATGCTGATTTGATGCTCATCTATATTTTCTTACTCCTTTTCGTCCTGCAACTCTGCGTATCATCGGAATTCCATGATTTTTTCTAAAATTATTTCGATTTATTTTATCCGGTGCAAATATTGTCCAGAATAATCTTTTCTTAGTATTTGAATTCATTTTAAAATTTATAGTGAATGATTCGTATTCACTGAAATTCGGTAAATCGTCATTATAATTAGGTGGTATGTGTTCTGGAACGTTTGCTATTTCGGTAATCGGACAGTACTCACCATCTGGCTTTTTAAGAAAGTACTGTTTTTCGTCTTTTTCGCCCATATCAACTCACCCCATGAGTCTTTCTAAGATTTGCATATCGGTCAATAATTACATCAAGTGCAGTTCCTAATTGATTGATCGTAATGCAATCGTCCTGATGCTGTCTGCGGTATTTTGCGATTTCTGCGGATTCGTCGTAAAATGGCATATCTGCATTTTTATTCAGCTGCCTTTTTAAATCATTGCTATAATCACACATTTTATCCAGTTCCGTCTGAAGCTCATTGATTTTCTCGTTTTTGTCAAGAATTTCATGTTGCTTTGATTCTCTCTCATCAGCCAACCGAACAAGTTCTTCTTTCAACTGATCTACTGTCCATGTTGCCATGTCTTCAATTCTCATAACTGCCTCCCTTAGATTTTGGTAAACGTTTCCATATCATAGTTATCCCGGATATAATCTACACATTCAGATAATTTCTCTTTTAGAAATTGGTCTTTTGCGATGTCTGGATGCAAGGTATATAACATACAACTGTTTTCTTTTCCGTCTTTCTGAAACTTCTTCCAGTCAAAAGTCATTGTGAACAATGGAATCCTTGTGAGATTTTTTGTCTTGTGTCTTATATAGAGATTGCAGAGTTTCTTAATCATGGCATCTTCTCCTATCTTGTAGACCACGTAACTATTTTATTCTTGCACTGTGGGCATATGATATATTTCTGCTTACGTCCACGTCCAGATGGCATATTTGTAGAAAACATTTTTTCTATGCATTCTTCTTTAACATCTTCTTTTTCATCGTACTGCAACACTGCTCCGCATTTTCCGCAATTTATTCTTTTTAATGTTCCAGGAACTAAAATTTTAATCATTCTTTTCTCTTTCCTCCCTATGCTTCATCTGGCACTTGATCATCTTTGCTATGTTCTCACGTTCCTGTTTTATTCCATGTCCTTGACGGAACAGTTCGCATTCAAGGATTTTGCCGCACTTAGAACATTCATCGTTAATTTCTTTGCCCATTATCTTCATCTTTAATTTCTTCCCAACATTCGCAACTATCATCAAGGCATCTAAAGTCTGCACAATGTTCACTGTCAGCATTACAGCAGACAGCTTCTTCCAGTGCGTACCATTTGCATGTACAACAATAATCTTTTTCTTCCATAATCCACCTCTCTAAACAAAAATTCCAGTACACGGACTTGAACCGTAACTAGCCACCAAACGTGGAGTACTGGAAACCATTCATAGAAAGGTAAGTATAAAATGAATAAATTCACACTTCCAGTGATGGCACTTCACTGGAATCGGAAAGGCAGGAATCGAACCTGCGACACATAGCTTACAATGCCATTGCTCTACCACTGAGCTACATTCCGTGCCACCTTTAACGACCAGTTTAGAAACTGAGTTGATTTTCACTTCATATGCTTTCGGACTGGACACAAATATCCAGATAAGCATTAACCTTTCCATCGTAAAACGCATGAACTAGATGGTTCTTTTAGAATTGCCGACTATCACTTCTTACGGCCAGTGGTCTCATCTCTCTAAAAAGTTTTTTACGCAAACGCCTAGTGAGTTGCACGTTTACGCTCATGCGTAAATCCACCAGAGGCATAGACCGCCTGTATACAAACAACTTAACTCTAAGCGGATTAAGTTGCAGGAGGCGGATTCGAACCGCCGTTCTCAAGAATATGAGTCTTGTGAGATTCCACTTCTCTGCCCTGCCTTGTGTGGATTTTCAGCGTATTTGTACCGGCAATCCACAAGCCGACTGTTTCTTACATCTCGGACAGCATCCTCATATCTCATATTCAGATGAGATAATGGGAGAAGATGGAGTCGAACCACCCGAGCCCGAAAGCAACAGATTTACAGTCTGCACCGCTACCTCTACGGAATATTCTCCCAAAACCCGGGCACCCCGGGTTAGCAATATGTTTATCGTGTTATGCTTTCCACTAGGCTGTTTTATGCCGTGCCAGCCCCACGAAGTTGTTTCGGATATTATTATGCCTTTTGACTTTATGTTTCTTGAAAACTCCCTTGTCATCAATGCGCGCTTGTGATGGCTTATTGAAACTAAGAAACATTTATCGGACGGGAAATCAGATCAAGCACAAGCCTATGCCGTTACATACCTTTGCTCATTCTGATTCACATACGCTCATCCGAAAGTTTTTTCTGCCCATAAAACGGATGGGTAGCATACGGAAGAAATGGAAATTCTGAGATTCGAACTCAGGACTTCCCGGTTATGAGCCGGACGTTCTAACCGCTGAACTAAATTTCCTGAGTAGAAGCAGTATCCCGGATTGCAGATTTTGAGTTGATTTGCTTCTACTGTTGCGGTTCTTTGCCACCAGCCGCAACAAAGGTCATGGCAAAATAGAGTACCTCGTTTTTACGAGGATTCCCATCCGGGACATTTGAAGCCCCTTTAATCAGCTCCGTTGAGCTAGATGGGTTTTCGTCGGAGGGTCTATGTAAAATAAACCATTGCCAGGTACATGCGCAACCTAGCAAGCTGGGCTAGTGGGATTCGAACCCACGAATACAGCAGTCAAAGTGCTGTGCCTTACCACTTGGCGATAGCCCTAGAATCTTTCTCCCACTCCGCACCATCACAAAAGTAGGAGAAAGAATTGAGTGTGTGATAATATTTTTATTATGTGCTCTACAATTGCAACACAACTTATGTGGAGAATTCAGCAATTTAAATAACTAAGTTGTTCTCTTTTTTGTAGAGTCATATTTGCTAAATCGGATGTCTCGATCGTTTGCTTGCGTACCGCTCCACTACGGGACAAGCGTATCCTTTCGCATTGCTTATATGATTAACCCGTTCTTCGATAATGAACAGGATAATCTGCATCGGAAATGCTAAAAGCATATTTTTACCTCGCTGTGCAAATCAAAACTGTATTAAGTATCATTCCTGCTTCCATCAGCAAGAAGAATGCTGTGGAAAATTGATTGCCTTTGTAATTCCGGCTCATTAAAAATGCAGCTAATGTAGTAAATATCAGAATATTAATTGCTACTGCGATAATGGTTAATGGTAATCTCATTGTTCCTCTCCAATCATGAAATTAAGTATCTTCTCTGCGATTTCTTCTTCCGGCTCAAATGGTAATCCACAGTAATTGTAATGCTCTAAGGCCGATTTTAGGCTTGCTTTGAAGCCGTGGTAAATTTCCCCGTGTTGTAACAGTTCGTGCCTTAAAACTGAAATTGCATCAGTAATTGATTGAGAAGTAAAACTAATTTGTGCCAAGCACTCCACTTCAATATCCGGTTCTGCCATCATCTCGAATACAAATGTCGGAACCTCGTCAACAGCAACATGGAAATCAACAGACTTTACTCTTGGGACTTTATTCCCATCAATAAAACACTGCGTACCTCTCCAATCATACGGACTCGGATTTATAATTTTCACAACAGGCATCTTTGAATCCCCTTTCCTGCGCTTTGCAATACGTCAGAAGATGGTCTGCAATCTCCTGAAGCTGATTTGTGTCGTATTTTGCGAAGGTCTGTGATCCTTTATTCCGTAATGGTGATAACGGACCGAAATTGTCAGGTTCAACAGTTATCGTTGCATTAATCAGCATGGACGCCACGTCAATTGGTTCGTCTGGAAGCGATGCATCTTCTTTCTTTTCTGATTTTGTTTCCGCTTCAACATCATTTCCTTTTAATTCGACTTTTTCCCAAGTATTGCCAAAATCTCTGGTGTACCAGAGATTTTCTCCCTGAACTTTTATCATATTTTCTCTTTTTTCGAATTTCTCATCAGATCCGGCATAAATTTCAAGATATGTATTATCTTCATGCGTTTCGAAAAAAATGTAATATCTTTTCATGCTTCCTCTACCTCCCCAAAATATTTCTTGTACAATTCATAATCGTTTTTCCCGAGTAAGTCTTTGACTGTATATTTTTCCTCTATACGAAGATCGCTATATGTAGTAAATACTTTTATATCCTGAATGCAGATTCGCTCGCCCTCAGAAATTTTACCACTAACACGTTCCGTATCTTCATCAGCAGAAAACCATCTTCCGTTTTTTGTCAAAAAATAAGTTCTGCATCTTGATATACTAAAACAAATACAATTTACGCTTGTTGGATCACTAAAAACCTTTTCTGCTTTTGATGTGTCGTATAACCTACCGTCTTCCAGAACGGATTTCTTGTGGTTTGTTATCTCAATCTCGTTATTTAAGATAATCTTATCTGAAAGATTCTGACTTTCATCCTGTACGACCAAGCCGCCTTTTTTATTTTTTAAGAATTTTTCAAGTATCGACATTTGTCTACCTTCTCCGAAAATATTCTGCCAGGGCTTCCCTTGTGATCTGTGATATACTTTTGCCGGTTCGGTTCTTCTCAGCTATGAGTCTTTGTTCCAGTTGGTACGGCAACCGGATTCTGATTGATTCACCTTCGAGTTTATTATTTCTCATAAGCAGTGTCCTTAACTAACAATCTCAATCGGGCATCCAAGTTGTTTTTCCAACTCGGCAATAGTAATCTTTCTTGGTTTCATTACATCAACATCAACACGCTGAATAATGCCTTCTGGAGCTTTCGCAAGTCCTTTGCCAGAAAATTTATCTATTCCCTCATTTGCAAATATGCTTAAATGCTCATATCCATAAGCTCTGCACCATCTTGTAGCTGAATCAACAATTTTTCTTAATTCCGTTTCAGGATCACCAAACAAATCCGTGTAAGAAATAGCCTGGTCAAATTCTGCATGGCTTATCGTTGCTGGAATTAAAATCTGCTTATATGGACTTCCGATAAATCTAAAGAATCTGTTAGTAATTAAAGCTTTTTCGCCTTTTGGTAATCCAAACCCTTGTGCCACAGCTTTTTTAAGTAACTGTTCTGATTCTAAATCACTTTTTGTAGTAATAGCCTTGTTTGTAAAATCAATCATCCTTTTCCTCCCCTAAGATTTTGTATAATGTTCCTCTGGAAACTCCAATGATCTCAGCGAATTGAATTTTTGTAATCTCACCATTCTGCCATCTGGCTTTAGTATCTTCAAAGAGTTTTTTGTCAATCTCTTTCTTTGCACGTCCTTTATACTTGCCCCGAGCTTTTGCAATTGCAATACCTTCTTTCTGACGCTGACGGATATTTTCCCTTTCTCTTTGTGCTACATATGAAAGAAGCTGCAAAACAATATCTGCGATCAGGGTTCCCGTCAAATCCTTGTTCTGTGAAGTATTGAGCAATGGCATATCTTGTACAATAATATCTGCTTCAATCTCTTTTGTGATTTTTCTCCATTCAGTAATAATCTCTTCATAGTTTCTTCCAAGTCGGTCAATCGAATGAATTACCAGCACATCTCCTTTATGCAGTTCTGAAATCATCTTCTGGTACTCAGGACGGTTAAAGTCTTTGCCGGATTTCTTGTCCATGTAAATTCTATCAACTCCATCTTCTCTCAGTGCTTCCATCTGTCTTGCTTCATTCTGATCTACTGTTGATATTCTTGCATATCCTATCTTCATATATACACGCCCCCGTTTCTTTATGGTTTAATTATACACCATAGGGTGTGCTATATCAATAGTAAAATACACGTTTAAGTGAATTTTGTTTGATTTTTATAACATTTGCGTTTATTATGTAGATAGGAGGTGTTGTCATGGTATCTCAAAAAGTTAAGCAAATCATGAAGCTGAAGAAAATAACAAATGTTCAAGTGGCTGAGCATCTAGGTACTTCGCCACAAGCACTTGCAAACAAGTTTTCCAGAGAAACGCTTTCTGCAAATGAGCTTATTGCAATTCTGGATTTTCTTGGATGTCAGATTGCCGTTGAAGCAATCCCAGATGTTATCGTGAAATTTAATAGTGACGATTTGAAAAGGGAGCCGTAATGGTTCTCTTTTTTTATGCTCTAATCAGGCCTTGTCATTGAATATCTTGACTACCATTTTGGTACCCGAGGCCTGTCGCTACATCTATACCAGCAAACTACGGATTACCGTCTGTTATTACAGTTCTTACATTTCCAAATTCAGGATTGCTAAAAATTATCATTTCATTCATTCTTCATACCTACCTTTTCTGGTATTGCCTTTTGTTTTGGCAGAGAAACCATTAAGGCTTACGGCTTGTCGTGTTGCAACCACTATCTCTGCCATGTTGGGGGTTTGTTATTAAAAGGGCGTTTTTTAAAATTTCGGGTGGTCGGGGCACTCATTAGGCCGTTCGGGGCATCCATATACACCCCCTCCCGGGTATGCTTCTGGTGACGCTGACCGGGCAACCCTTTGCCCCATGAGTTCCCGTTGTCCCGGTCTTAACGCTGTTTTTCGGATGCCTTCGGCAGTAGCCAAGGAGAATTTCTATGCTTTTCTTCGTCATATTGCACAACTTTTCACGTTTCCGCATGTGTGCATTATGGGTACACCCTAAAAGAACATTGAACATTGCTATATATTGTGTGTTAATCTCAGAGACTACAACATATTGTTATAACTCAGGCTTTTCCATCTCTGGAAGTTCCAGAACATCCTTGTACTTGTCTGCGATCTGCTGCGCTGTCTGCTGTGGCTTTCCGTTGTTCTCTTCTGCGCTCCGTCCGTTTGGTGCGTTCCATCCGAATTTAGAATTAAGTTTCATTGCCACGCCTGTGTTATTCTTGTCGCTGATTCCGATGTTCGCAAGTGAGTGTTCGTCATTCGCATTTAATTTTTTGATTAGGTCAAGGTGTGCTGTGCTTGCTATCTCCCTATACTCCCCTCTTTTATTCAACTTCCACTCCTGTATATCCTTAATAACATTGCCGTCTGTATCTATATATATCTTTGTCTTATACTCTCCATTTACCCAGTTATACATAGTCTGTTCACTAATCTTAATATATTTAGCAAACCCTTGTATATTTGACTCCTTGTTATATACGCCACATATAAATATATAATAGTCGAGTATGTAATTGATCAGTTCTGCATTATCACAATCTAATATAGTCTGCCTGTTGTACTTGAGTGTTACGTTTTCAGGCTTCAGGAATACATGATCCCCTGCATAACTAAGAGCTGATTCGAATGTGTTCTGAGGCGCTTTCATAAGGTCTTCAATACCATATTCAGCGCAAAATATATCTAAGTATTTCTTTGTATCATGTTTAAACGTATCTAACACGCTGTTGTCTGTATTCTGCACTGTATCACCTCACTTTATAACGTCAATCTATTAAATCATTAATAAATAAAAAAAGCCGGTCGGCTCTGGTTCGTTATCCAGTAGCTAACCGGTTCAGTCCTCCAGCGGTTCGTTCTCGCTTTCGGTCTGTATCTGTATCTCTATTAACAGTATTAACATACAAGTTGTTGTTCTGTCAACTATTAATTTAAAACTTTTAGTCAATTTCATATAACAGCATATACTATATCTATGTATATTATATATACTATATACAATATTATATTAATCAACTCAGCCTCTGGAATCTAGGAAGGGACAGGGAATAACTATAATTATAGATATTCATAATCCATAATATTAATATATATAATATTATAATAGGGCATTTTGAACACACAAAAAGCCAGACCTTCCGGTATCTGATCCGGCATGATCTGGCTATGTTTATTTTTGTATTAAGTTACGATTCCGCTTTGTCAGCCCTGCCCCTTCCTGAGTTCCGTCGGCTTCGTTGTATCGAGCATAACAGAACAATTCGTAAAAGTCAAGCAAAAAAATGTCGTTGACTTTTTGATGATATTGTGCTATGAATAATTATGTCAGGACTTCGGCGGCAGTTCTGCACCTGTCCTAAAAGCCGCCATAAATAAGCATTATAAAAGCCCCTTGGAATTTTCCAAAGGGCTTATTTTGTGTTCCAATATTCCGGCTTGTTTGTGATTATCCTCTTGCTCCCTTGTTTAATCGTTAATTTTATACATATGCCTGCCAGTTATTACTTTGATTTTTCCTTTGAATCTCTAGTATTTTGTCATAACTGTACCATGTACCTCTATACTGATATGAGCATCCTTTGAGGCATCCATGTTCGACGTCCACAAAAAACTCTGCAATTCTTTCCTCGTTTCCGAAATCATCCACCGGAAGCAGGTCTTTTTTTACTCGTATTTTCTGAGATTTTCCCCAGACAGTAAAGTTTTCAATCTGGTATGTTTCTTTCAGCTCAGAAATAATATAACCGCTCTGATTATCAACTCCGAGCTTTCCTTCGAAACTCCTGTAAATTTCCTGCATTTCTTACCCTCCTATATTTCCCCGTCTGGGGTTCTTCTTTTGTTATCTTTATTATAATATAAGTGCGTTAGATTGTCAATATATCTATGTGCGTTATTTTAATATTTTTTCAAGTCTGTCCAGTTCTGCAAGAACGGTATCTCTAATAAATGCGCTATTGCTTTTATTAAGGTTTAATTTTTCAATGCGTTCTTTGGTGTCCTTGGGAAATACTATATTAAGTCTATAGTTGTTTTTTTCATATGTTCTGACTGCTTTACGCTGTGCTTCTGTTGCCATAACTCGACCGCCTCCCGTTTCGTTTTTCTTCTATTATAATGTATGTGCGTTAGATTGTCAATATATCTATGTGCGTTATACATTATGCACAATTTTGTCTTTTATATATGTGCGTTATTTGGTTAGTATTCCGCCTTGTATATGTGCGTTATATATAGTATTATAATATCAACGAAGGGAACAAAAGAAACAAACAACCAGAACCGCCCGAACCACTCAAACCAATGAGGACATAGAGAACCGGATCCGATTAATTGAAAAATTCTAGTTCCTAGCAACTAAATAAAAAAAGCCGGTTGCAATCCTATCAAGACAAACAACCGGCACCCAACAAAAAAACGAAAGGTAGCCCTATTATAACAGGGGCAAGGGTAAAAAGCAATGTTAAAAACAAACTCAAAGGAAGTTATGAACAGAATTAAAAAAATTATCATGGACAGCTACGAAGCAGCCGAGGAATATTATACATATGAAGGTGCAACAATGAAAACAGAATACAACGAAATCTGCAAAGATATTTTAAACATGTTCTACATTGAAAAGTTGCATCTTGATAACAGATATAAAGCCGGACGTATTAGCAAATCAGATTTATTTATGGACTGGATGCAAGGACTCCCAACGGCTTTCCCGGTTGCTGATGATATTTTTCTTCATAGTGCCGTTGACTTCCTGGGCGATCTTCTGGACGAAACCGAAGAAGAAAAGCAGCGTTTTACAGACGAACAGGCAGAAAAAAGATCCGTTTATCTTCTGTATAGAGAGCTAGAAAAGAACGCAACAAAATAACAGGAGGGAAAGCAATGAACGAAAAAAGATATACTTATAAGCAGTGGAAAGCAATCCACCGAAGAAAAGTTATTCATGCCGTAAAAGCCTACTTGTTAGGCTTTGCGGTTGCTTCTTTCCCATTTTTGTTGATTGCTCATTATATTTTAGTTGGATATTAACGGGGAGGTGCTAACAATGTCAGAACGCCAGAAAGTCGCAGAAATGACAAAAACACTTGTAAATATGTTCCCAGATTCAAAAAACGATCTGGAAAAAGAAAAATATTATTACGATCACAATTATTTCACTTTCTACGATTGGGAAGAAAATGTTATAAAAATTATTTTAATGGCAGCATAAAAAGGAGGGCTATACAATGATCAAAATAGACATGTGGTACAACGATAAAAAAGAACAGGCAACCGGGCTCGATATTTGGTTTAATGATCTTGGGTGTTTTTACTCTGGGAATATCACAATTTTTAATAAAATAGTCGGCGATTATTACGCCGACAGCGTGCAAGAAATTTGTGAAGTGTTCCCACATCTGAAAGAAAAAATAAACGCTTGTTTGAACTAAATAAAATAATTTCGGGCGGGGCTTTCCCGCCTGTTTTTCAATCAGAAAGGGGATTATATGATAGACAGAATTATAAAACCAACGTCCAAGCAGACCGTTGACGCAATTTTAAGCGGTGATTTTTCCGTTGTTGATAAGATTAAGGCAGCCGCAAAAAAGGACGCTAGACAAGTATTTAATGCCGTTTCTTCTGGTGCTGTCTCACTGATCTGGTACGACTTGCCGCCAGTGCGTTGCCAGTCTGGGGCGGTGTCTGTGATGCGGTATGCGTTGCATAGATCACCCCAAAAAGCGGATCATTTGCAGCTTTCCTGCATGGAGATCAAGGATGGTCGTATAATTCCAACTTCTGACCGACAATATAATATTCTTGACGGCTCCGGGTTCCTGGAATTCTTCCGGGACTTGCCAGGAATTACAAATATTAATTATTTAGAGCAGTAAAAAGCTGCTCTTTTTCTCGTGCCCTGCATCCTCTTCGGGTGGTGTTGGTTCGTGACCTGTGCCGGGCTTTTTCCTGTAGTGCCTTTTATTTGCCTTTTTAACGGCTTCCAATTGAATTATAGTATATTTTACTGTATACGGCTGTAAAGTTGATTCTAGGCTGTTTTACGCAATCAATTAAAAGGATTGACGGAAAATTATAATGGGCGTATTATGTTTATATATGTCAATGTGGATAAATGTCGGCTTGGATTCTGTCCAGGTCTATGGCTGCATCTATTCCGGATCGCTTCGGGCGGTCTTATTTGCGAACCATTTTTACACGCTGATTTCCTGGCAGTCTGTCCAGCTTATGCAGTTCTTGCCGGTTTATTATCCTTGTAAGCACTTATTTGGCATTTTACAGCCGTTTATATGCTTACATGTGTATTTTATCGACTGTAAATGTAAAATTGATTTTAGACACGTTTACAGGCTTTATAATGGCATCGGGTTATTGTATTATATACCGGTTTACTGCTTCATAATGTTTTAACGCTGTATTTTGACTTTTAAGCCGTTTTATATCGTTGCCCGATAAGTATAGGCTTATGCCGTTTGAATTGATTTTAGGCGCAATTATGCAATTAATTACAATGTTTCTAGTATGATCGTGTGCATCGGATGGCGACACGTTTTGCTGCGGGTATATTTCTTGATGCATCATCACTTTACTATGAAGTCTTACGAGTGCTAATTTTCACAGACATTCAAAAAGACCCGATGCATGGATTTTGAACGAAAAAAATCATTTTTCCATGGATACGGGTCGTTTTATATTTTTTATTTATTTGTGATTTTGTATAAATATTTTTATAGCATCTATTTTGGGACTGTGGAAAATGTAAAATTATTTCAATTTATTTAGATAATCTACTTTACCAGTGCTTCTTTTCTTCTTTATTGCGGTTCCACTTTTCATCCTCTGTTCTCGTTCTTCCTGTTTTCTGGTCTTCGATTTCTTCCTCAATGAGTTTTCAGTACTATACCCCATATTTTCCCTCCTTATCCTTGATCTTCTGACTTCTAGTCTTAAAATTAATGATTTCTACGTCCGTATTGAGTTCAGGTGGTATTTTCCCCACAACGATAACTCGAAGCGGTTCTATGTGCCTTTCCATTTCTTTAAAGCCTATACAGAATTCCTCTCTGGATGCTCTGGATTTAATTCTTCCATTGGTGCAACATGCTACGGTGCTTCTTTTTGGCACACCATCAAAAGCCCAGTCAAAGCAATACTCCGGCGGTATGCTTACGTTCGGAATAACTTTAATTCCGTTCATACTGAGATAATGAGCCATGGCATGATTTCTGTATTTGTTCCAGATATTCATAGCAAATGGCATACCATTTTCACCGACTGCCATTGAAAAGTCTGGTGCGATCACGCTCTTGAAACATTTCAAGTGTTCCAGGTATCTATCTGGATTATTCCATAGCTTTTCAAATTCGCAGTCATGGATATAAAAGTTGATGCTTAATTCTCGATGATTCTTTATCTTTCGGCTGAAACTGTCTTTAAAATCCACTGTGTCTTGTGGTATTTCGTCCACATACCTGTCCATCATTGGAATTTGGTATTTGCCGTCCAGTTCGGCTCCTGTGAGCATATATTCTTTCATGGTATCGTATGCAGTATGGCTGATTCCCTGTGCAATCATGAAAATTCCTCCCGAAAATAAAAAAAGACACAGAATCCTCATTCTCAGATCGGTGTCATCGTTAGTATACAATATATACTATCAAATATTCTATTTTATGTCAATTTACATGATATGTACGGCGCATTTATTATTAGCACTTACATAATGCGACTCCTATGGCATATAGTTTATGCTAAAATTTCTTTAACTGTATTTCAATATTTCCATTGACTATAATTATTTTTGATATTATAGTTTTTAATATACGGTTTTTGTTTTGCTTGTCAATGTGTTCCCACACATCGGCAAGCTTTTTTATATTATCGTATACAAATTCTTTCTTCTGTGAGTTATCCGGGTTCTTCATCTCGTTCTGTATTTTTAGTTTTAGTTCATCTATACCGGATTCCGTTTCTTTTATCATCTCCAGAACCGTATCATTTCCCTCAGCATAAAGAGTATACAGACGTTTTAGCTTCGTTTTCTCTTTTTGGAGTTGTTTACTCAAAATGTCCAGACAGCTTTCTCTTTCTTTTGGCTTATGCGATGATAAATTGAGGGAAATCTTTAAAATCTTATCTTCAACCTGCTTTTCAATATCTTCTGCCCACTCAAGCGAATTGTTGCAATTCGGATTATAATTTGGTAAGTACGACATGCCGTTATCCCTTGAATAGCAATAAATTTTATGCTTTCCATGAGTCCACTTCTGATATCTCATCTTGCACCCGCACACTCCGCAATAGCACAGCCCCGTCAAGAGCTGATTCTCGTGATTAACGCAGAAGCTTTTACTTTGCTTACGAGTTTTTCTTAATTCCTGGGCTAATTCGAATACTTTAATATCGAAAATTGGTTCATGTCTTCCCTTATATAGTTTCCCTTTATACGGAATCATGCCAATATTTACAGGGCTGGTAAGAACCTGTCGTGTAACAAACTCACTTTTAAATCCTATCAATTTCTGTATTCGAACATCAGAATAACCGAATATATACAAATTCATAGCTCGCAAAGCCATTTCTTTGCGTTCCGGTATGGGAACTAAGATTCCGTCTTCTTTGCTATATCTATAGCAATAAGGGGTGTTGCCACCTCCCATCCAATATCCCTGTTTCACTCTCTCCAGCATACCACCGCGCATTCTAAGCAGCATAGTATTTTTGTCAAGTTGCGCAAACACTGCCATCATCTGAGTGTATGCTTGCTCCATTGGGCTGTCGTAGCTTACACTATCATGCACGCATCTAAAATCCACCCCATTAGGTATGAATACACGTTCAATTAAGTATATTCCATCGACCATGCTTCTTGATAATCGATCTAGTTTAAACGCTACAACACATTTTAATTTTTTCTTTGAGCAATCATTAATTAAGCGTTGCAATGCTGGACGATTCATATTCGAACCTGTGAAGCCATCATCCTCGTACCAATCAGATATAATCAATTGATTTTTTCTGCAATAATTTTCAATATCTCTTTTCTGACTGTCTAATCCATTTCCCTCTTCGGCCTGTTTTTCTGTTGATACACGCAAATACGCAACACATTCCATGACTATTCCTCCTTTGTGTAGAAATGTGCCGCACATATCATGTTACGACACATTTTACACTACAATATTTTTGCGGTCAACCTAAGCATTCAATTATGATTTTAATAATTTCTTCTGGCAGTTCAATTTGTTCGATGTCAATTTCTTTCCCATCAATCGTAACAATTGCCATATGCTCACCTCTCATTTCACAAAATCAAAAATATTCATCTGTCCTTGTATTTCTTCTATTTCATCTTTTGTAAAAAATTTGCAGGCTGTCCAATTTGGATTCCAGTCAGCATCCAGTTCGTAATTTAAGCATTTGCATCTTTTAGCGTTTTTAAACATCGTGCATTCAAAGCATTGATGTTCATAGTTCGTACCGCCCGAACGCTTGTACATTTCGCTGATTCTTCTCATAGGCTGATGTCCTTCCATAATTCCGGGCATCTGGCAAAGTCATGCTCGCATTCTGCATATATAATGCATTTGTGGCAATCATGCCTACCAATTTGCTTTGCGTATTGTCGTATTACTTTCCTACATATAAGCACCAGTTCTGGCGTGATATCTAACTTTTCGTCTTTGCCCTCCATGCTTTTCTCCTTTTCTTTGTTGCTGCATATTCAAATTTGCCTTCTTTTACGCAATCTCTTGGGTCACATCCTCGACTATGGCCGACCATAAAAATATAATCGCACGGTTGCATTTTCCCTGATGTGCCGTTTGATTTCGGATAGAACTTGCAGTCTGTGCATTGACGATTAGTCAAATTCTGAATTTCTTGTGGCGTCAATTTTCTCCACGGTTTACGCTTGTTTTCCATTTTCACCGCCTTGAATCTTTTTGATAAGTTCCTGTTTCATTGCATCCGCTATGTGTTCCCTGACTGATTCTTCAGGAAAGGGGATTTCCAATGATCGCTCTAAAATTCTGTTTGTAATGCGGTCATCATATTTCAATCGGGAAATAGGATAATTACTGGTGAAAATTGTGGTTTTCTTGTCCACATACCGACCATTGATGATTCCGTAGATTTTTTCATTAATCCAATCTTTCCCAGATTCCGCACCAAAATCGTCAATAATCAAAATATCCGCGTAAGTCAAATCACTAATCAGCTTATTCTCTGCGTTTTTTCCTCGTTCTCCCCATGTTGACTTTATCTCATCAAGAATTTTTAGGGATGTTGTGAATTTTACCGATTTCTGATGTTTTTCTATCATCTCATTTGCCATGCTACATACAAGCCTTGTCTTTCCAGAACCTTTAGTATTTGAATATATGTACAGCCCAATTCCCTGTTCCTGCATCTGTTGGATATTTTTGATCCAATATTTAACAGCTTTTGCCGCCTGTATGAATATTTCCTTACTTTCTGGAAGTTGATACACGCTGCTTTTCATATTTGAAAATCTGCATTCCTTGTACATATCCGGCATTTCAGCAAATTGCAGCTGGTTCTGTAAGATCATCTTCTTTCTGATTCCGCAATGGCATTCTTCACAATATGGAACGCCATTATCATCCCTTGACCATATCCAACCAGAACCGCCACAATCAGGACAATCAGTCTGCAAATGGAGTGTCTGAGATTTCGCTTCCTCCGCATTGATCGAATGGGATAAGCGGTTTGACATGCGCTTGAGCTGTTCTACCGGTTCCATGCTTGATGTCGCCTCCTTTTATAACATTGTAGTTTCCTTCCAAAACTTTTGTAAAATTATTCGGCTTTACGAACCAGTCAAATGTTATCATCCATCCGCGGTTATTCTCTCCTCACAGAAAATCACTGTAGCGAACGTTGTTGATTGCACTAAGGACTTCATCAATTCCGTATTCACGGATTCGCCCTTTGAGTAACTGACATCTTTTTGATGATGGTTTAATATCGCGTATTGGATTGATGCCAACTTCCTGTAATTTGTTCCATTCTTCGATGACGCGTCGGACATCAGTCTGACAAATAGTATCTTTAGATACTATTAATTTATTATCTTTCTCTTTATCTATATCTATATCTTTATCTAAACCTATATCTTTCTCTGCGTGCGTCTTTGTTGCGTCTTTGTTGCGTCTATTGTGCGTCTGACGGTTTGAACGCTCTATTAATTTGGTATCGTCAATAACATTTCCGCTTGCTAATGAATAGCTTCCATTCTCTTTTAAAAGCAACATCCTCTTTTCGTCAATATATGAAGTTTCCGTGTATCTATCTCTTGACAATGTGTTATGCATTCGCCAGTGTTTGATTACTATTACACCGTCTTCAAACGTAAGAACAAACCTTTTTGCAATCAATAATCGCAGATCATCTTCGCTTGCTCCTGTGATTTTCATTATCCTTTTTGGGTTTCCAATAAATCCATCATCGTCAGCCCTCATATTCAAATGGAAATATAAGCATTGCGTTGTTGCCGGCATATCCAAAAATGCGTCACTGTCAACAATTTTCATCGTAAACATTCGTTTCTGTGCCAATTCTAAAATTTCTTTCTCCAATTCCTGGTTTTTCAAAAGTGTTTATTTTAATTCAACTTCCATTCCATTGATTTTCAGTTCTCCATTTACCGGAATTACAAGAGATGGAACACCGTTTATTTCTTTCAGTTCAATCAGAGCAATTTTATCTGGCTGGATGCAGATTGTTGCATCTGGTGTTACAATTTTTGCAGTTTTTGAATTATGAATATTGTCAAGAGCAACGGGTTCATTGCTGAAATACATTTCCCAGTTTTCTTTGAAATCCGACAACTTCTCGTCTGGAGCTCCGCAATATCCAAAAATCTGTTCCATTTCATCACATGACACGGTTACCATCTCCGGGCTGTCTTTCTTCTGTTCTCTTACTTCCTGCAAAGATTCAACCAGACTTTCCGCGAAATTGAATGTTGTATTTCCTTCGAAATTGTCCATAATAAAATCTGAAAAGACATTGATCTCGTTGCCGGGTATACGGGGAATTGGTGCGCCAAGAACGTTTTCAATGAAGTCGGGATGAATATTCTTTATGTTTTTGTTGAAATACAAGGTTCCATGAATATCAGTGCTTCTGTCATTGAATACAGGGAATAAGAATCCTGTTTCTGGTCTTGAGACTACCCAATCACGAATTCTGTCTTTGATGTTATTTTCAGCCACATCATAGATAAGCCCAGCCTTTGAAAGATTTACTGGACAAATGCTGCACAGAATGTGTTCATAAATTTCTTCTGATGCATCGTGCATTTCGGTTCCATCAGAAGCTTTTCCTGGAATGTCATATACTGCATGAATGAGAACTATGTAGTAATTTTCGTGATAATCGTAATTTTCAATCACTTTGTCGTATAACTCGTCCAAAAGTTCGTCATTTTTAAGCTTACTTGCTCTAATCCGCATAAGAAATTCCTGTGTTCCACCCTCTTTTTCCTGTGATAATGGAAAATCAAGGTTCATAAGGTTTTTTCCAAGTCTGCCAGACATGGTTTTCTTGAAAATGTCAAAATACTTAAACATTTCTTCCTCTGGAAGAGACAGGAATGCTTCTTTAATTTTGGTTTTCTTGTTCTTTTCTGCGTCCACATAACAACCACAAATGCGTGTGATTGTGCAATTGACTGGAGTAAACTGTTTCTTAATTTCTGCGATTTCTTTCTTATTCATTCTTTTCCATCCTTTCTGCTTATTTCGCTTGTTTCTTCTCAATCCACTTATTAATTTTATCTTCGGAAATCATATACATTTGCTTTAGCATTTCGATGCAGATCAACACATCTGCAATTTCTTTTATCATGTTATCACGGTCGATTTTCCACGTTTTTCCTTACTGATTGCTTGTATAAGTTCCGCACATTCCTCCATGCAGACGGTTGCCTGAATTTCTTCTCCGTAATGGTCAACACTTCTAGCAATAACGCTTTCGTCAATGTTATATGTCATTTTCTTCGCTCCAGTCAATTTTCTGCCCGCATTCAGAACAGTACTTGCTTATTTTTTTTACCAATAACAGGTGTTCCGCATTTCGCACATTTTTGAGTGGAAAATATATTGTACGGAAAATCTGGAACATATTCTTCAGGTTTGCATGGAATCTGCTTTTCCAATGCTTTTGCTCCGGAATCACACGCCCATGCTTCCTTGAGATATTTTTTCTGCCATTCATCTTTGTTTTCAGAACTTTCAAGGAAACATAAATGCTGGTCTCTCATATCGGATAATATGTCTTTTGCTTCTTCTGGTTTCATATTAATCATCCTTATCGTCCTCCTCAATACTGACAGTTTCCAGATCTTCGAAATCACAACCCATTGCGAATCCGTCAATTATTTTCTTCTTAACTCCAAATACCTCTATCATGTGAGAATTATTTTCCATGATTTTTATTACATCTGACTTTTTAACATATTCAGCCATTCTCCATCTCCTCCAACTTCTTCTCTATCGGATTAATAATCTCTTCCAATACCTGTCGCTCATAATTTTCTTTCCAGATTTTTTCTCTTTTCCAAAATTGGATTTTCATAATCTCATTTATTAAATTAATACACGCTATTGCTTCTAGCATTCCCCAACATCCATCACAGGCTCTTTCATTGCACCAGTTTACAAATTCTTTAAATTTCATTTTTGAGTTCCTCCAACTTATTTTCAGCTTCTTCACGATTGAGGAATACCAAAACATTTAACTCTCCAAGACACTCGTTCTCATTTGCCCATAAAAACCATTTACCGCCTTTGTCATATTCAAGTCCGCTTACCACATTTTCCCGAATGTCCATTCCGCATATATCCCATACAGTTGTGCCGATAGGACACGGCAATCTCACAAGCAAGCCCTGTTCTTCTAAGTCTTCATAAGTGGCAAGCTTTTTAATCATATTTTCTACTGTTTTGCAATTTCCTGCGCCCTGTGAGCAGCTATCGCAATATTCACCACACTCAAGCTCTCGTTTTTCGTTATATGTGATACTACCATCTTCCCATTTTGTTAATCTCTCCATCTACTTCACCTCTTCCATCTGACTTTCTACATTATCTGCAAGTAACTTCAAGGACTTAATAAATGAGTCTGTCAATGCTGTTCTGTCTGGGTTTTTAGCAAATGCTCTGACAAGGTTTATAGCATCTTTGATCTTCTTCTCATCTTCAATTACGTCTGATGCTTCTACTAATTCATATCCCAGTGTAAGGTCATATCCCAGTGTAAGGCTGGCATTTCTTGTTAGCTCTTTATTGCTATAGAACTTTAATATATCCGGGATATGCTGTTCTTCAAAGGGATATGGATACGCTTCTTTTCCACCGTACCATCTATATCCTTGTTTCTTTGCTACTTTCAGAATATTTTCATACTCTTCATGCGTTCTGATTAATACGCATTTATTCGCTAGATTAATCATCTACTTCACCCCCTGTAATCTCATCAATACAATCGTTCCAACCGATCTTATAGCTCGGTAGTTTGCCTCCCGCTTTGAAATACTCGCCGTTATAAAGCCCAGTTACTTTCATTTTCTCCGGCAATGGCTTCAATGGACACCAATCAGGTCTTGATTTGCTTTCACAATCATAATGTTCTTCTGTCATCAGAATTACATCATAATCTAAACAGTCAGCTAATTCACACAAACCCTCATATTCAAGATCACTACAGTATCCAGTTCCAAATGGACAATCATAACAATTTGTTGGTGTATCCAACACTAATACTGATTTACTCATGATTCCTCCTCAAGACAACAATACACTATTGGATAGCCAGTATCACAATCACAATTGTTATAATCAATGTCTTCCAATGCTTTACTTTTTGCTATTTCCTCGGCTTTTTCTTTTGTATCAGCTTCAATATCGTCATAATCAATTGATAAGCTCATTCCGACACTTACATACCATTTGCTCATTCAACTCCACCGCCTTTCACGATTTCGATTGCCCTGCTCAGTCCAGCATTGTATCCTTGATGCACATCAGATAAAATACATTCTGATTCAATGAATTTATCTCTTTCCAATTCGCTAATAGCCTTATCCGCATCAAAAGCTGTCGGCTGATTATCAATCAACATTTGTGCCGCATTTCTTGTGTCTTGTGCAAATTCACTTGCACCAACAAAAACTTCGTTAAAATCGATCTTATCTGCATCAATCAGTCTGCTCATATTCTATTCTCCTAACTGTTTTAAAATTTCTTTTGCAATTTTATTACTTTCCTGCATGGAAACTCCCCATCCATTATATTTTCTGTGGCATTCATCACAGTTCCATTCACCATTATCGCTTTCTTTAATTTCGCTATTGAATCTGCAATTATCGCAATACATATGATCGAGAGTGCTATAAATGATGCTTGCAATATCGTCTTGTTTGCTATTAGCATCGTCTACGTGTTTCTGCTTAGTTAAATATTCAAACGCTCTCAGCTCATTTTTCCCGACCCATTTAATCCATGCACCGCAATCCCCGCAATACAATCCCGTATTATTCCCAACTTTCTTGACAAAAAGGTTTTTACTATTGCACTTTGGACATTTATATTCTTTCATTTATTTTTCCTCCCATACTCCCAACAACCGCATCCTCTCATACAGTACAGCGACGGTCTTGCGTCTGTATCCGTAGAAGTCTTTCGGGTTCATCGGGATATATCTTTCTCTGCTGATTTTCCTGTAACTTTTCCGGTGTAGGATATTCTCAATTACCATATCCGCTATCACCGTGTTCTTCGGGCAAGCTAACAAGGCAGCACTGGAAAGCAGGTAT